ATGAGGACAAAGCTGGACGAAGCAAAACGGTTCCTTCGCGACCTGCTTGCCCAAGGTCCTTGTTGGACTACGAACGCTGCCAAGCAAGCAAGAGACCAAGGAATATCGCTACGCACCTTGCAAAGAGCAGCCCGTTTGATCCAAGTGGAAACCACTTACACCGATCAACCCGCTGGGGCCATCTGGCAACTGCCTTCCAACGATGGCGAATGGCGAAGGTCCACGAAGTCCAATCCCGATAAGGGCTTAGCGTCGCCAAATCTGCTTCGCCATTGGCGAAGCGTCGCCACGTGGCGAAGCAGACTTGGCGACGACAACCCCTTGTCATTCATCACGTTAGAGGCCCTTCGCCGGTTCGCCACCATGATCGTTACTCTAGGAGAGCGCCTATGACCAAGACCAACGCAGAACGCTCGCAACGCCATTTCATGCTCAAAACCAAGGACTTCTATCACCACCACAAGTCGCGTGCTCGCCAAGCGGGCCACATGGCACTTCCTTTTTCTCTTTCCGAACTGAGGGAGATTTGCAGCCAAGCCCTTGGTCGTCCTTGCCCATACTGCGCCACGACCCTCGACATCAGGAATCTATCTCTCGACCATGCAATACCTGTCTGTCGGCAAGGTTCCTGGGGACTCGACAACCAAGTTCCCTGTTGCAAACGATGCAACCAAATCAAAGGGCCGCTCGACAGCTTGGAGTTCACATCACTTCTCAACCTTCTTCGTGCCTGGGACCCGAAGGCCAAAGCCAATCTCTTGTCCCGTCTCTACGTGAGCGGCAAGAAGGTTCGATTTAACTAGCCGCTAAAAACCAGCGCGGTTGCTGCAAGCCTAGGCAATCTCATTAAGTCCACCCCATTGCCTTGCAGTAGTGGTGCTCGTCCAGTGCCTTGAGCGCGTTGCGGCCCATGACCCGCTCGACTGTTTCCGCGCCACCCAGCGACTTGATCTGCTCCTTCGCAATCATCATGAAGCGACAATACCGATCTCCGTTAAAGCCGCGTGGCCACATGCTGCAGCCATGTTTCTGCGCGATTGTACGATCCCAAAGCGGAAAGAAGCGCGGAGCCAACAGGTGCAGTCCTTTAGCCGCTCCAACTGGTCCGAGAACTAATTCAAAGTTCTTAAACACCTTTTTGACTTCGCCTTCGTCGATCGCATTGAAGCCTTCCAAAGAGCGCTGCCTGTAGGAGATCAGCGAGCCGTTGTGCCGAGTCAAGAGGCGTTCGATTTCTCCAAAATGCTTAGCGTTGAATCCACCGTGGTAGCGGTAATACGACATGTTCCATGATTGAAGAAGCACTGCTAGCGCCTCGCCTGTAGTCAGCTCGACTTTCTTTCGAACTGCAAGGTCCACGAGCGCGATTGCCGCACGGTAAGCAACGTCGCGAGGTTCCTGTTTCTTGTAAGCCCTTTGAGCTTTCTTCAGATCTTGCATCGTGACGGGAAATTTGCTCATCTTGATCACGTCAATGCACCTCTCCTTTAACTAACCCCCTTGGCTCCCCACCAATCCGTCGCTCTCGCCCTCGGCCTGCTCTCATCCTCCACGCCGGCCGCCTAGTCTGCAAGAAGGTTCCATTTAACTAGCCGCAAAAAACTAGTTCTTCGCTACTATCGCATCCATGAACCAAGCCGACCTTATCGCCATGGCCTTTGATCCGAGTCTCCTCATGGAGGCGTGCGGGTTCACTCCGGACGCATGGCAGCGGAAGTTCCTCACGTCGCCCCATCGGCAAATCCTACTCAACTGCTCGCGCCAGGCTGGCAAATCGACTGTCACTTCCTGCCTGGCTCTGCACACCGCCTTGTTCACTCCCAACGCCCTGGTCCTTTTGCTCTCGCCCTCCCAGCGTCAGAGCGGCGAGATCTTTCGCAAGATCCTCGACGCCTACAACGCCCTGCGCCGTCCCGTCAAAGCCGCGTACGAAACTCAACTCAAACTGGAGCTCCAAAATGGAAGCCGCATCGTCTGCCTGCCCGGAAGAGAAGAAACCATCCGATCCTTCAGCGGTGTCAACCTCCTTATCATCGACGAAGCTTCACGCGTCGCTGACGATCTCTACCGATCTGTCCGCCCTATGCTCGCTGTTTCTCAAGGCCGCCTCATTGCTCTCACCACACCCTGGGGCCAGCGCGGCTGGTTCTACCGCGAGTGGGAAGGCGACTCCCCCTTCAAGAAAGTCTGCATAACCTGGCATGATTGCCCACGCATCACCGAGGACTTCATCCAAGAAGAGACCCGCGCCCTGGGCCAAGCCTGGGTCGACCAAGAGTACAACTGCCTCTTCACAGCCATGGAGGGCCTCGTCTATCCGGAGTTTCGAGACTGCTTGATCGACATTCAACCACCTGAGGAAATCCTTCGCCGCGACGGCAAACCGGTAGGTGGCATCGACTTCGGCTGGCGCAACCCTTACGCCGCCATCTGGGGCTGGCTTTACAAAGGCACCCAGCAAGGGATGGAGGACGTTCTCTACATCCTCAATGAGCGTTATGCTCGTGAAACGCCGCTTCACGAACACATCAAGGCGCTGCCCAAGTTCAATCGCCACAAGCGCACAGGCATCGATCACATGTGGTATGCCGATCCCGCCGGACGCACCGAGATCGAAGAGCTTCGCGCTGCCAACTTCAAAGTGCTCCCTGGAGTCAACGACATCCGTCTGGGCATCGCCGCCGTGACGGCTCGCATTCGCACAGGCCGACTAAAGATTCTCAGCACCCATTGTCCCAACCTGATAGAAGAGTCCAAGCTCTATCGCTATCCCAACGCCAGCGAGCGCAGCGTCCTAGGCGAGAATCCGGTCGATGACCACAATCACGCCTTGGGAGCCCTGCGTTATCTCATTTCTAAACTCGACTCCAAGTTCATCGCTAAGCTGCGCACGATCACCAAGAAATCCTCTTCCACCGACCAAGGTCCGCTCGATCCCGAAGAAGCCCTTGCTGCCGCTCAGGACACTGCTCGAAGTGTCCGCAATGTTAAGCCTTGGCTCCGGCTGGACAATGAACAACTCTGGGACCGTATCTAATGCGATCCTTCCTAGCTCACGCTCTCCATCAAGTCGCCGACTTCGTTGCGCCGCGTCGCAAGCGCTCCCCGAGCGCTGCTGGCGGCAACAACTGGACAGGCTCGCGCTACGTCGATTCCTTTGGGCGCAATCGCGAACCGAATCCCAACGAGCTTCTGGAGGAACTCAAAGGCACCGCCTGGACGTGCGCTTCGATGAACGCCAGCACCTGTGCCACTTATCCGCCCAGGCTTTATGTCGCCACCAATCAACAAACTCAGCCCCAGCCGCGTTGCGTGACCACTCCTGTCGATCAGAAGACCATCGCACGCATTCGGCGCAGTTGCCATCTCCCGAGGTCGATCACCAAAGGCGCGCAGCTCAATGAGGTCTTGGAGCATCCGGTCCTAAGCCTCTTTCAAAGGCCGAACCCAGTACACAACGCTTTTGACTTATGGGAAGTAACCGAGCTGTACATGGAAGTTGTAGGCTCCGCCTATTGGCATTTGGAAATGGGGCCTCTGGGCATCCCCATCGCCATTTGGCCCATCCCTGCTCAGAACATGCGACCCAAGAGAAAGCCCAACTCGCCTAACCCGGTGGATTACTACGAGTACATCGCCGGCTCCAATCGCCAAACGTTTCAGGTCGATGAGATCGTCCATTTCAAGTTCCCAGACCCCAAAGACCCTTACAACAATGGCCTTTCACCCCTGCGAGCCGCCTATGAAATGGTCACCCTCGCCAGCGATTATCTCGCCTTCCGAGAAGCCAAGTTCGAGAACCACGCCATACCAGACGCGATTGTTTCCCCCAAGGAGACGATTGGCGAAGAGGAGCGGGACCGACTCGAAAGCCAATGGAATCAACAATTCCGAAGAGGGGGCGCCGGCAAAATCCTAGTGGCCGAGTCCGAGATGGGCGTCTCGCTCCTCAATCACAGCATGGGCGACCTGGCCGCTCTTGCCGACCACAAGGCCACCAAGGAAGACATTTGCAACGCCTTCCACGTCCCCGTCGCTTTCTTCACGACGCAGACCAACATGGCCAATCTGATGGCCTCAGAACGCCTTCACATGGAGATGGCCATCTCCCCGAGGCTGGAGCGCCGCGACGAGAAGCTTACTTCCGTCCTTCTGCCCATATACGACCCTTCTGGTCGTTTATTCTTCGCATCGGAAGATCCAATCCCCGTCGACTACGAAGCCGGCATCGCTCAGCAGACCATGGACATCAAGTACGGCATCGTCACGATTAACGAAATGCGCAGCGAACGAGGCCTGCCTCCTGTTCCCTGGGGCGACAAGCCCTGGCTGCCCCTCCAATGGGAGCAAACGGACTTTGAACGAGCGCTGGATGCACCGCAGCAAGGTCGCAACAAACCGAGGAAGTGAAAGAAAGGAAAACCCGCCGACGCAGTATTCGTGTCTTTGGCACCTGAGAGGTGTTTTTGACCTGCATCGGCGGGAAAGAACTCTGCTGTCGTCCTTTCCGTCGCCCATCAGAAAGAAGCAAGCAGCAGAGCATCAGGATTGTGTGCAGCACTCGGCCCGATTGCAAGCAAAATAAATCACTTTTCAGAGAGAGGAATCATGAGCACAAAGCCCGCTCTTTCCATCTATGGCAATACCGAGGGCCCGTTGGGCTTTCCCATGCCCGACAAGCAAGCCCGGGTTCTCGAAACCATCCTGAAAACGCTTCCCAAGTCGAATGAGTTTGCCTATCGCAAGTCGGTTGTCGCCAAAGCACCCACCGAGCTTAGTCCTGGCGAGCGCAGCGACGTATCATGGATTTCAACCGAGTCCGTGGACCGCATGGCTGAGGTCGTTGTCGCTCGCGGCATGAACGACTCCCAGTTTCAAGGCAATCCGCTGGTCACACTTAACCACGCCTATTGGATGCCTCCCGTCGCCAAATCGCTCTGGCGGAAGCGCGTCAAGGACGGCGACCTGGTAGGCATCAAGGCCAAGACGCAATATCCCGCCAAGCCAGACTCCTGGGGCGAGGACGCTTGGCCCCCTGACAAGGTCTTTTCGTTAGTCCAGGCAGGCATGCTTCAAGGCAAGTCCATCGGCTTCCTGCCGACCAAAGTTCACATCCCCGACGAAAAGGAGATGAAGAAGAACGATTGGAGCCAAGTCGGCTTGGTTATCGATGAATGGATTCTCTTGGAGTACGCGTGCTGTTTCCTGCCCGCAAACCAGGACTCCCTGGTCGACCAAGTGTCCAAAGGCGCGTTGGACCTGCCGTCCGAGTTCTATAACGCGCTGGGTGTAGACAAATCGCTGTTTCCCAAACCCGCGCAGCCATTAGCGAAAGCCGATTCTGCCAATCAAATCATCTCCTACACGACCATGGAGGAAATCGAACGCATTCTCACTTCTCGCATTGCAGCCATCGACTTTGAAGGCATCGGCCGGAAATATCTCGACGACGCATTCGACAAAATTCGAGGCAAGGTTTAGGCTCCCTTTGTCCACAAGCCGTTAGGGTGACGCTGGTGGAGGCAGACACGAGCTGCCAGCCAGTCATACCTGGAGACGGAACGACATATCCCATGTCTCCAAACCCTATTCGAGGTCCCCCGCCATGTTTGTCGAACTTACCAAGGAATATATGGGCAACGGCGTCGGCAAGCGCATCGACGTTGGCGCCGCCGACGCCGAACACCTTGTCAAACAAGGTTACGCCAAGCCCGTGACGGATGATCCCGTCAATCCGATCATCGAGAACGCCCTCCAAAAGGCGCTTGGCTCCTTCACCACGCGCCTGGACGAGACCATCAACCTTGCGCTCAAGCAATTCCAGGACGCTCAGGCCCAGAGCAAACGCGTCGGCAACGCCATTCTCTTTGGCAACGATGTAGGCAATCACAATCCGAAGCACTGTTTCGGGGACTGGCTGATTCACGTCGCCAGGCAAGACGACGCCTATCTCGAAAAGGAGTACAAGTCCTATCGAGCCAAGGCAGCCCTTGCCGAGGCCAGCGGCGTTACCGGCGGCTACATCGTCCCGCCTGAGTTCGCTCAACAGCTTCTCGCTACTGCCGCCGAGGAGACCTTCTTCCGCAAGAGGGCCTACGTCCAGCCCATGGCCTCGGCAACCCTTCAGTTCCCCTATCTGGACGTGACCACGGTTCAAGCCGCCGGCGTATCTCCGTTCTTCGGCGGCGTGGTCCTAAACTGGACGGAAGAAGCTCAGACTCGCACCGAAACGGAGCCGCAGTTCAAGATGTTGGAACTGAAGGCTCACGAGCTCTCGGGCTATGCCGTCAGCTCCAATGTCCTCTTGCAGGATGCCAACTTCGGTCTGGAAAAGTTCCTATTCACGATCTTCGGCAAGGCCATCGGCTGGTACGAGGAGTTCGCCTTTCTCCAGGGCAACGGCGTCGGCAAGCCCCAAGGCGTGTTGACTTGCAATGCTGCCATCCCCATCACCCGCAACACCGGCGGCACCTTCCTCTATGCCGACGCAGCCAAGATGCTGTCTCGTCTCCTACCTTCCTCCCAGAATCGAGCTTTCTGGACGATGCACCCCTACGTCATTGAAAAAGCCGTCCAGTTGGCCGACTCCTCAGGCCGACTCGTGTGGGTCCCCAACCTCGGCGGCGCTCAGGACAAAGTTCCTGGCTTCCTCTTCAATCTGCCGATCATGGTGACGGAAAAAGTGCCGACGCTCGGCACCAGGGGCGATGTCATGCTTATCGATCCGAGCCTCTATGTCATTGGCGACCGTATGCAAATCGAAGTCGCCGCCAGCGAACACGTCAACTTCCTCAAGAACCAGATGACCTGGCGCGTCGTCGAGCGCGTTGACGGTCAGCCTTGGGTCGATAAACCGATCACCCTGCAAGACGCCGCCTCCACCGTCAGCCCATTCGTTGTTCTGAATTAGTGGTGAGTGGTCAGTGGCTAGTGATTAGTGACTAGCCACCAACCACTAGCCTCTAACCACTGAGGATCGACCATGCTTACTCAAATCAGTGACGTTGCCGACCGCATCAACAAGTTCCTAACCCAGGATGTCAAGGTATCGGTTCGTCAAGTTGAGGCGGTTTACGACGCCATCATGAGCGACGTCCAGCTCGCAGAACACTTCATCCAGAAGATCGCCGATTACCACAACATCAAGCCCCCGGCTCCTACTGAACCGCCTACCAAAGAACGCGCCACTTTGGACATCAAGAGCTAAGCCCACCCTAAGAAGCCACTCCAAATAAGGAAGGTGATCCATGTATACCGAGCAGATGACTCAGGGCGTTGTCATAAACGCCGCGCCCATCCCGCCCCAGAACCTCGCTCCCGCAACACCCACGGGAACAGGCGGCATCGACATGCAGCTCTTCCGTCGCGCCTTTTTCATTTTGTCCGTAGGCGCTTACGGCGCCAGTGCCACCGTGGACATGAAGCTTCAAGAATCCACCGACAACGTGACCTTCACTGACTTAGTCGGCACTGGCGTAGCCATCATCCAGATGACCGCCGGAGCCGGTAACAACAAGGAGTCCACTCTGGAGGTAAGGGCAGGGCAAATCACCAAGCGCTATGTCCGGGCTCTTGTCACCGTAGGCACCACTGCAAGTCAAGTGTGCTGCATCGCTCTCGGAGGCGAAGCTAACCACAAGCCCGGCAATTTGCAAAGCCACGCCTCTGTCACGCAACAGGTGGTCGTTTCCTAAGACTGACCATGAACCCCGTTCCCGCCAAAGATCTGCGAACCAACATCGCCTCCTGGGCAGTTCCCCCCAGCGTCATTCCTGCCGTAGCAGGCTTGATCCTGGGTGAGCTGCCCCGCGAGGTGTTTGACCCTTCCTTCTTTGGCCAGCACATCAACACCCATTACTTCGATACCTTGGACTTCCTTCTTCAAAAGGCTCGCAAGAAAGGTGACAAGTATCTGACGCTGCGAGTCCGCTGCTACAAGGCTCTGGCCCGAGATGAAGCCTACGCCCTAAGCGCCAAGACCGAAGAGCAGAAGTTCCGCGTCGAGATCGACGAGGAGACAGCCGATTTCCTGACGAGCACAAATAATCCCCTACCCAAGCTCATGGATTTGCTCCCCGGCGACCTGGGCGCCAGGCTCATGGAGCTGACCGACGATCAGCCCCTCCTCGTCGTGACCAAGGTCCATGCTCATCGCTACGCCGTTGAAGATGCAAAGGACCGGTTCACGTTTGATGTCGATGTCTCCACCGACTCAGGCAAACAGCTCCCTTTCGGCGTTCTCGAATTCAAGAGTACCGATGAGAACGCAACCCCACCTGGTGGTCTTTTCACTCTCAATCTGAGACCCATCAAAATCTCCAAATTCCTTTGGGCTACCCGAGTCTAACGTATGGCAAGTCCGTTTGACCTCATCACCCTCGCGCGTGCCAAGCAGGATATCCAGTCGATCACGGATAACAGCCAGGATACGCTGCTGGGAGTTCTCATCACCGCCGCCTCCCGCAGCATCGAGAAGTACTGCCGTCGCGACTTCGTTCAAACGTCCTACGACGAGCTCTACAACGGCACCGGCGACCGGCGCCTTCTCCTTCGTCAATATCCGCTTCTCTCTGTCCAGAGTGTCCGCTACCGTCCTGTAACCGTTCTCAAGATCACCAACACCCTGGCCAATACGCCTCAGGCTCGCGTCTCCATCACTTCGGTAGGCCTGACTCTGGTTCGTGTGACCAGCGGCGTTGTCACCACCGACACGAGCATCACCTATGCCGGCAATCCGACCGTCCTGGCCATGCAGAACGCCGTCAACGCCCTCGGCAGCGGCTGGAGCACCGTCGGCACGGGCTATGACCAATGGCCCTCGGCCGACATCTATTGTCCTCAAGGCATCTCCGGCGCCGCAGGCCCACAGCCCAACACCCAAGGCGCCCTGACAGCTGCCGGCCAGTTCGCCGAACTCAAGCTGCACACCTACGAGCTGGCTGGCTATCAGCTCGACAACCTTCGCGGCTGGCTGCTCAGGGCCATCCCGTACACCGACCCGGAACTCCTCCACCCTGAAGACCTCATTTGGCCTCTAGGCATCAACAACTTTCGCGTTCAGTACACCGCCGGCTATGCGTCCGTCCCCGACGACGTTCAAGAAGCCTGCGCCGAGTGGGTCAGTGAAATGTATTGGCAAACTCTCCGCGATCCCAAGCTGAGAGGCCAAGCCACTGCCGGCGTTAGTCAGTCCTTCAACATCGCCTCGGTCGCCCAGATGCCCATCAATGTCAAGAGCTTGGTCACTCCCTACGTTCGCCGCACCATCGCCACAAACCAAGGCTAAGCAATGGCCAACACTACCTGCGACATCTATCGCGTCGGTACATCCCCGCCCGCAGTTCCAGCCGTGGCGGGCGTCAAATGCACTTTGGAGGGCCGCTTCCGCAACATCAAAACAACCGCAACTTACACACACATCATGTACGTGCCCATTAACACCGACATCCGCGACGGCTTCGGCGGAGGCACACAAAACGACTCCGTCTATGTGCCCGACAAGAATGGCACCCAATTCAAAACAGTGTTTGTCGAACGCGTTCGCACCGGCATAGGCGGCGATCAATTGCGAGTGTTTCTGACCCGACAAATCCCCTCTTTCCCAACGCAAAACCTATGAAGCACCTCCTGACGACTTGCCTCCTCCTACTCCCTCTTCTGGGCGATTCCCTTTACGCCGGCACATCCCAAGTCGGAGGACGGGTCTCTCCCGATGGCAAGGAAGCGATCATTTGCGATTTGCCAGGCTCCGAACAAATGCACAACACAGGCGGACGCGACGGCGCCGGTCTGTGCGTCTTTACATCCATCGAGATGAGCGGCCGCTTTCAAAACGAAGAGAGCCTACGAGGCTTTCAGAAATACATGACCACTAAACCAGGAGGAGGCTACCCCGACAAAGTTGACAAGATGATCGCTGCCTATGCTCCGAAGGTCCATTACATCCAGTACGCCGGCCGCGACATGGACCTTCTCAAGCTCGCCCTCAAGACCGGCCGCATGCCCGCTGTCACCTACGGCTACAGCCCTCGCTACCGAGGCCCTATCGCCCACATGGTCAACCTCGCTCATCTCTCTGAACATTGGGCCGCCATCCTCGACAACAATTTCCCCGGCGAAAACTCCTATGAGTGGATGGCTCCTGAGGAGTTCTATAAGCGATGGATCGCTGGCTCGCCCGATCGCACAGGCTGGCTCGTGATCCTTCTCAATCCACCTCCCCCACCGCCACCTCACAACTCCACGAAAGAGAACCTAGTCATGTACCACGCACTCCTTTGCTCCCTTCTGCTCGCGCCCAATGGCTGGGGCGCAGGACAACCGTGTCCGGTCGGACCCGAAGTTGCTCCTCAATACTATTGGCACTGGCAGCCTTCCGATCCGCAGAGATATTACCTCTACAAGAACAACCTCCAGATCGGCGGCTACGATGTGATCGATGACTATTACCGTCCTTTCGACGACGCCGCCAACACCTGGGGACCTAAGGGCAAGCCGCCCATCGATCCCCCCGCCAAGAAGCCGGTTTACATCCACCAAACCAAAGCCGATCCCAGTGACGACCAAAACGACCAGGGGTTGGTGGAGAATCACGGCATCGACTATTCCAAATTCCCGCACGGGGAGGAATGCCGTATCAACGGCCAGAAGGTGTCGAAGTCGCATGCCTTGAGAGTGATCGAAGCGCTCGGCGATCCGACGCTGCCCGACGACAGCCAAAAACTGAAGCTCACGATTTTCGGATCGAAGGACGAGCAAGACAAAGTGCTGGCCGACCTGGCCACCGACAACAACCTCACCAAGCTCCGCGACACCTTCACCACCCAGGCCTATCCGCCGAACCACTGGGTCATAACCCAGCGAGGCTTCAAGATCGGCACTACGCCGACGATCTATGTCGAAAGGGCCGACGGCATGGTCACTCATCGTCAAGAAGGTTACGCAGGCCCAGGCGCTTTAGCACAGGCCATTAAGAAGTCCGATCCCAACTACGATCCCGCCAAGGACCCGGACCTCAGCAAGCCGCCTAAGCCCGAGCCCGTTCCCACGCCGGCTCCAGCTCCAGCCACTCCCCCACCGAGCCCAAGCCCCTTGGATCTCGGCCATCCGGTGACAGGCGGCGCCATTGGAACAGGCCTCATGCTGTTGCTCATCAATATCTTCAAGAAATCGCTTCCCCTAATTTCTGCGCTGTTGACTACACTCCTGAAAGTGCCTTCGCCAAGTCCGACGCCTCCGCCGAACGCACCTCCCTCGACGCCGGACCTGGCAGCCGTCCTAGCGGAGATCCTGGCCGAACTCCGCAAGCCGGCAATCAAGGCCTAACGGTGAAGCACGGCACCGTTCCCACCTCCCCCGCCCCCGGAGAGCGCCCCCCTCTCCGGGGGTCACGTCTCTCTTGATTCCCTCAAGAGCCTCCCCACCCCCTACCTACCGTGGTTGAAGTTTTTTCAACAGAATCGTAGCTTCGATTGCCATGAAAGCCATCACCGTATGCCAGCCCTGGGCCACCCTGCTTATCAAGGGCTACAAGCGCTTCGAAACCCGATCGTGGGTCACACGCTACCGAGGCCCCATCCTCATTCACGCCGGCAAGAAGTTTCCGAGCGATGTCATTTCGTTGTGCGCCGTCGATCCGTTTAGGCAGCTCTTGCAGCAGGCGGGCTATCCCAAGCCTCTTTACCTGCCGCTAGGAGCCATCTTGGGCACGATGACCCTTGAGGCGTGCCTCACGGTGGATGAAGCGGAAAAGAGCTTCTCGGCCGAGGATCTGGAATCCTACTTGGGCGATTATCGCCGAGGCCGCTATGCGTGGAAGATGACCAACCCCCAACCCCTGGTCGTTCCTCTTCAGTACCCTGGCAAGCTCGGCATCTTCGACGTGCCGGACCACATCTTCGAGAAAGCAGCAGCATGAAAGTAATCACACGCTGGTATATCCCTCAGGACATACCCGCCATGCAGACCATGGAATCGTTCATCTTCGGCGAGCACGCCATTCCGCGAAAACGATTTCATGCCATGACCACAAACCCCTCAGCCATCGGAATAATAGCGGTCACAAAAACAGACAGGCTTCTGGGCTATGTGATAGGCCAACTCCTGCCCACACGCCATAAAGCCCTGATCTCCCGGTTCGGCGTTCATCCGTGCTACCGTCGCAAAGAGGTCGGCTCCCAAATGATGGAGCACTTCCTAGATCGCCTCGACCACATTCCCGGCCTCATCACACAAACCTTGGTCAAGGACGATAATCTACCTTGCCATCTCTTCCTTCAAAGCCAGGGCTTCGTGGCGTCGATAGCCGGTCTACGTCTCAACGACCACGGTGAAGTGGACGGTCACCACTATTGCTTCGTGCGACAAGGACCCGATGTAACCCCCGCCAAGCCCCTCTCAACGAGCGCCAACATCTAGCATGTCAGGCGTTCTCACTTCTGGGAATTGTCACTGTGTTCTTAGTGCACAGTTATACACTTGTGCAGAGAATGCACAATGCTGAGCCAAGAAAAGGCGAGTGAAAAGTTGAGGGGAGGGCGGTTTTGGTAAAGGGGATTTTGGCGGTGAAGGGGCCACTCGACGCACCGTCGCCGCCAACGCTCCGTCGACGCTCGCACGATCCTGCCGACGACGCCACGCTCCCTCGTGCTTCGACGCCTCGCCCTCGCCGGGCAGGCCCACAGCGGCCGCGTGACGCGTCGCCGCTGAGCTCGTCGCCAGGCTCGGCACAGCCGCCCTGGCCGCGGGGGCGTCCTGCCCCTCGCGTCTCCCAGCGGCGCCGTCCATGGACGCCGCACAGGTCTCTCGTTGTTTCCTGTCCCTCCGCAGATAAATAAGCGCCCCGTGTTCATCGCCTGAACTGCGTTGTTCCTTCGCTCTCCGTGCGTCGATCATTTGGCTGCGCTCCCTCGTCCTCCCCGACCGACCCACGCTCTCCGTTGTTTCTATCCTGCGCTCCCCGTGTCTCGCCGGTTTTTTCCAGCGAGGTAATGTCGTACTCCTTCGCTCCCCATGCGCACCCTTTTCCGCCGTATTCGCGCTTATTTCGAGTCACAATGTTATGGTGAGGTAGCCAGATTTAGATAGGACTAACTCATCGGAGCTTACATTCACTCTCACACCACCTCAATCGTCCCTTGAGCCTTCAGTGGGCAAGGCAATGAAGGGTCAAAAGTGATAGAGATGGCGCTGGCAACGACCATCCCCCCAATGTGCTGCGCAGCAATCTCCGGAGCGGTTCCCGGCTTGCTCAGATTCACGTCCTGGGCGAACACGAAGACACGCCATATCCCGTACAAATCGCTGTGGTATTCCAACAAGACCCGGTAGGCGTCTTGGAGATAGAGCGAGCCAGCGTAAATACCGTCATTTGCACCCGGATCGAAACCCAACCCATCATCAGTCAAGGAAACGACAAAGTAGATTCCCCCCGGAGAGCGGAAGAGCGCGAAAGCGTAGAGATCCGTTCCTTTGAACAGGTCTGATCCTTTCTTGTGGAACTTCGTCCGCACCCAGAGCTCGGCGAAGGCATGAACCGTAGGCGGCGTCTCAACTTCTACGCCGTCTGACACGTGAATATTCGTCTGCGTCTCATGGACGGCGTGGGTGTAGGTCTTGCCGGTGGTGAAGCGCGTGTACGTCCAGCTCACGTCGGTCGGGTAGGGCGTACCAGCATTCGGGGCCTCTGGGAGAGACCACTTTGCCACCACCTTCTCGCCTATCGTCGCCTCTCCTGATGCTGGAGGCGTGGCTTCCTGGCCGCGCCAAAATGGGTCGGCCGCATCAGAAAGGGCAACAGCCGCCGCCCCAGTCGCAATCGCGGAAGCGACTCCAGCGACCGTGTAGTCACGCTTAGGACCTGCACCTGGGTCTGGAGTACAGCATTGGACTGAAGGTTCCGATTCATCGAAGGTTCCTTTGACGCCGCTGGATACTGTTCCTGCCCCGACTGCTGCCGCCACAGCCGCGACTATCGCCGCAATGATGGCGACGATGATGGCTAGAATCTTCCACCAAGGGTCCGAGAAGGGAAGGTCTCCATGGACACCCGAATAGGCTGGATTTGGCACCCACCCGATTGTCATCCCGGTCGGCACCCAGGGCCCGAATTCTGCTGGGCAGCGGCATTCCCCGCCATCTTGACCGCTGCCACGGCCCCATCCCGGTCCCGGCGCGATGACCCTGATTCCCGACACTGTGAGCGTTCCTTCCTGGACCGTGCAGGTGTAGCTCTTTGTCGCACTATCGAATCGAGTCTGCGAGACAAAGATCTGTTTGATGGAGCGGCGTGATTCGAACCCATCGGCACGGGCCACGAAACTCACCAGCGGCTTGCCGGGGGTTGCGTTTTGAAAATTCGCGTCCCACATTACCAGGACCGAGGCTCCAGGAGGTATGGACGCAAAGAAATATGTCTTGGCCACTGGCACGATCCCTGGATCGCCAACGCTCTCCAAGTAGATCTGCACATTGGTCAGCGGTTTGCTCGACAAGTTGGTGAAATGGCAAGCGATCCGTAGGTTGAACAGCGCGTTATCGAAAATGCCGTCCGGCAACATGATATTCGTAACGGGTTCGATGGCGAAAGGCCGGGCCACTACTTGGAGGGGCGTCGCACTCATGGATGTTTCTCCTTATTTGTCTGAGAGCACGACGAGGCAAAAACCGCCAAGGATGCGGCTCCCGCTCCGCTCAGTAATGTTGACCACTTGATATTCACCCTTCAACAGCCTCGGCGCACGAATCATCGCGTAAACCCCGACCGACTTGCCACGTGAGATGTTAAGTTCGAGTTCCTTCGCCCCAAGTGGATCGTTGCTTCCCGGGCACACGGGTTGCAGCCCCAAGCCGACCTCGACTGCGTCTTGTGCCGGTTGGAGATCTTTGATTCCCAATCGCCCCAGGGAATCAGTGTCGAGGGGCTGACCAAGGTCGGCCCTAACCAGAACCGTTTTGTCAGCTCGCCGAACTGCACCAACGGTGATTACCACGAACACTGCCTTCAGCCCGACCGTCAGTACAGTCAGGTTCTTCTGGGCTACCTGACGGAAGTTTGGCGGATCGAAAGCGTCGGGGAGTGGGTTCGGCAGAGGGTCGGCTGGATGGTTAGCCACCGCCACGAGGCATTCGTGGCCGCCATTAACAATAATGGGGCTCCAGGGAACCAAGCAGAGAACGTCTTGCTCACCCTGCGCAGCAAGGTCAGCGAAGGCCGATCCGACTCTTGTCGCCGTGCTCCGCATAACCTGGAGGGCTGGGTTTGCCCAATAGAAGTCGATCCGGACGCCCCTCGCTTCTATATCGCCGGTGTTGGCAACGTGCGCCCAGAGGTATGCTGGTTGTCCCGCCACAGGGCTTCCAGATGGGCCGTTCGGGTCTGATCCGGGGACGACCCAGATATCAGGACTGAGCCACCAATCGGGTTCACTGTCTCGAATGAGTAGTTGAGCGGACATTAGTCACCCTCCTTGCTTGGCGCGGTCTGTCTGTTGGCCTTGCATTAGACTAACCTCCCTCCACCTCCAACGCTACATCCTAAGTCCACCGGCTGCCCGATGAGTACATCGGATCAGCCTACGCCCCGGCCACGATCATCCATGACCGGGGCCTTCCCAACCACCATTTCGTCATGCGGCGTCGTGCCGCATCCCTGAGAGGATTGCACTAGGCGTGCCGCCGCACTCGGCGTGCAGCCCCTGAGTCAGATGGGGGAGAGAGAGTGTGCTCCAGGAAAGGGCCGCAACATCCCTATTCTCACTGTCCTATGTTGCGGCCCTTTCCTTCCGCTCCCTCTCCCTCCCCCGGCCCAGGGCCTCCCCCTCCCTCTCGATCTGTCTGTCCAAACCCAAAACTCATTGCTGGGATGCCTCGACACCCGCTAGGGTCAAGGTAGTATTTTCGGAATTCGCCAGAACATCTCCACGTCTTCAGTTAAGCACCCAGGGCGAATTCCGAAAATCTCCACCTTGACCCGCTCTTGATCAAAGCCCTCGTCCTGCAGTGCATCCCATCAATGAGTTTTGTGTTTGCCCACCCACCCCCCACACAGGACAGGAGCTATGTGTCCTGTGTGTGGAGTGGGTAGTTGGTTTTTATGTTGAAAGGAGAAAGTGATGAATGTTGAAGTTGTAGTTGATGGTAGGAGGTTTGAGTTGTTGAAGAGAGTGGATTGGTTGATTGATTGTGAGATTTGGGAAGTGTTGGATGAGAAGGGTGAAGTGGATGTTATTTGTTTGATGAGAGAGTAGGGGTTTGAGGAACAGGGAACAGAGAAGAGGTTTGTTTTTTTCGAAAAGGAGGGAGTGATGAGAATTGTGAATTTGAGAGCGATTGGTGGGTTTGATGGGTTGAAAGAGATGAGTGGTAGATATGTGGGAAGAGGGAGTGTGTTAGGTAATAGGTTTGTTATTGGAAGAGATGGAAGTAGGGAGGAAGTGATAGAGAAGTACAGAAGGTGGTTGTTCGATGAGTTGGTGAGAGGGACGTGGAAGGTTCAGAAAGAGTTGGAGATGTTGGTAGCAGATAGTGTGATTGGTTGTTGGTGTTTTCCGAAGAGGTGTCATGGAGAAGTGATTGAGAGGTGTTGGGGTTGGTGGGTGTGGGGTGGGGGAAGAGAGAAATATGGGATTCATAATAGGTGATGGATGAGTAGAAGCGAAAAGTCATTCCCAACCGAGCGAGAGGGAGAAGAAAACCCTCTCGCTCTTTTCATTTACTAGGAGGCAAGCACATGGTCAGCACCGTCCGCAAACAGTTCGACCCAGGCAAGTGCATCGTGTTCTTTGGCAAGTACGCTCAGCAGAACCTTAATGAGATTTCTTCAACACCAGAGGGTCTTAAGTACCTTGACTGGCTCAGCGGTGAAGATTGGGTCCACGGGTACCTCAGAACTCAGCTCACTCGCTTCCTTCTTCAACCCCCAATCCAAAGAGAGCTGGATCAAATCCTTCCCGACAAGGAGTACGAGTCCTCCGACTTCGAGCCATCGAAGAGTTACCTCACCGGCCGTCAAAGAACCCGCTCCAACGCCTCATGGATTCCCACCTACTTCCAAGACCCCGATCCCGAATCCAAGCGCTTGCGACCTGGACCTCAGTTCGCCGCAATCCAAGATTACAACCCCATTCCCACCTTCTTCGAAATCTGGGAGATAGCCCTGAATCTCCTCGAACGCATCGAGGCTTGTCAGTCCTATCACGATCTCGAAGACATCAAGCCCGAAATCGACTTCTACAAGCGATTCTTTTCGAAACAGCTTACTCAAAAGCTCCAAGAAGCCGCCCGCAAGAAAATCTCCAAAGTCCAGCTCCTAGACCTCTACTCAGATCAGCTCATCAGAGATGCTCACCTGGCCCTGGAAGCCATCACCGAGCAACCCGAGCTGGAAACCATCCTCCAGGAGCAGGCCCCCGAGCTTTACGACCTCGTTCAATTGATCCGCTTGTCCGAATAACAGGAGTTACCAATGCGAGCTTTATCCATCAAGCAGCCGTGGGCCAGCCTTATCGTTCATGGCTTCAAGCGTTTCGAGATGCGCAACTGGCCGACCAGGCATAGGGGCCGCATCCTGATTCACGCCTCCAAAACCTGGTCCGCCGCTCAGCTTGCCTTCTTCGAGTCTGCTCCTGTTCGTGGTCGCCTAGAACCTTTCCTTCCGCTTCCCTTCGGCGCCCTCATAGGCTTCGTCGACATTGTGGAGTGTTATCATGTTCGATCCATGCCAAGACCCGCCTCGCCCGAAAGCATCTGGTCTGACTTCGACAGCTTCACGTACGCTTTTGAGCTGGCTCACCCAATCCCTATCTCACGCCCGGCATATCTCAAGGGCGACCGTGGCTTGGTTGAAATCGCAGATGATCTCGCCAAGAGCCTATTGCAGACAACCCTGGCCGATTATCGTCTGGAGCCTTATCCACGACTTCGCAATCTTGGTCGCGGCCCTCACGCCCACTATCTCCCAACGCACGTTCGATCAAATGGCCAGCCGGAAGAATCATCATCTAAGGAGGCTGAGGGCAAGGCACGCCCGCAAATACATCATCGCCACTCAAGATCACGAGGCCAGCCAAAACAAAAAACGCCAAGAGGGCCTAATGGCCCTCTGGCGTGAATTGCATAACACGGACAACTCAGTGTAAGCATTACCTCATACGGTCCGTGTTACGCGTCACCTTTTTCTCAGGTCGAATCTTTCCTTAGTCTTCGTCATCCTTAAGAGTTTCGTTTATCATTTTCGGATTTACTCTCTCAAGCCGGGAGGGTTTATGCGCTCTATATAGCTCCAATTGCTTTCTCCACAAATCCACACTGACTTTTTCAAATTCCTTTAATTGGCCCTTCATCTCCAAGCACCTCGTAGCTATCTTTGAAGCCTCATCAAAGTTCCCGCATTCGGCCTCCGCCGCCGCCAAAGCCATTAACGAGGAGCAATCTTTTCCTTTCCTTAAATCACAGAGCTTCTTAGCCAGCTTTTTCCCTTTCTCCCCGTTGCGGATAGTGGGATCTGGACACGTCGATAGAAAAAGAGAGTATTCGAGCAAGGCAGCCTCATTGGAGGGGTCGAGTTCTAGGGCCTTATTGAATTGAGTGACAGACTTGTCAAACTGGCCTTCGCGGCTTAATGCCTGAGCCAACAAGAACACAGCAGACGATGATCCCGGGTTAAGCAAAATGGCACTCTCAACCATTTTAATCGCTTCCTCTAGGCGTCCTATTTGGGAATAACAGCTAGCGCAGGCTAATAGAGCCTTGCTACTTTTCGGCTCAATGGAAACCCAACGTTCCGCAACGACGCTTGCGGCATGGTATTTACTCATCATGAAATAGGACTGGAAAAGCCCATAATGGGCTTCCGTGTTAGAAGAATTGAGTTTGATCGCCATTAAGTAGTTAGGCACTGCTTCGCGGAAACGACCCATCCCCCCCAACGCAGCTCCGCGCAGGATATAAGGGCCTTCAAGGTTTTCTAAGCCCGTAAAGGGCAGAAGGTTAATAAAAGTCGTAATATCCTCGTAGCAATGGGTCCAATCCTCTTTGGCTCGACAAGTCATGGCCCTTATTAGGAATGCATAAGGATACTGACTGTTTATCGCAATTGCTTGGGATGAGTAATTTATTGCTTGATCCAATTCCCCTATCTTACCCAATTCAATTGCTGCAGCCGTGTAAGCGCGAGCACACTTTGGGAATTCCCGGATGATTATCTTGAGTTGCAACAAGCGGTCCTCGGGTTTAGGAAGACAACATGCTTGTTTACATCTAGGTATGGGATCATCAGGCCTAAGTTTTACTAGGTAGTCAAAGTCGCTTTTTGCTTTCTCGGTGTTTCCGAGCCGAAGGTAAGCTTCACCGCGCCGTTTATAGACCACCTCCAATTCGTGTGATGACATCTGAATGCTGCTTGTCAAAACTTTGCAACATTCCTCGATTACCTGCTCTGGACTAATAACCAAAGAATCTTCTTGAACAAGCTCCAACGCCGCGCGAAGGTTATCTTCTTTTGCATCAACAATTGAGGCCAATGCGAAGACCAAAAGGGCAGCGAATAGAAATGAACTAATTCCTTCTCGCACAGTCATATTAGTATTCATCATCACCTCCATCCTTGAACAATTACAGCAATCGATCGTAGACTTGCCCCGATTGCTTCGCCACCATAATAATCTATGCTGACAGTTTAACAATGGCAGGATTCCGCTCCTGTGCTCTTTAAGCAATCACAATGCTTAGAAAGTTACATGGACGCCTCCTCCTATCCCGAACGGTGGCTTATTGATTTCCGGGGGTAAAAGCGGAATTGGCTTCGGTACGTTACCGGGTGTAGGGTTAAGCAGCCAAAAACCCCAACGGTATTTTGGACCTCCAAAGTCTATCAAAATGGTGGGCGCTATGCCCTCCCAAGGATCTAGGAAAGGAAATCGGGGAGTTAGCCTTGTTGGATCTAGCTTTGGGTCGATTCCAACGTCTGAATCCGGAAGAATGGTTGCCCAAGGTGGCAACAATCCAAAGCCTCCAGAGATCCCTTTGCGTGGATCATCCGGCGGAATGATGTAGCCTGGAGAAATTACCGTGCCACCAGATCCTACTATTGGAGGCACTACTGTGCCAGGCGGCAGAGGAATAGGTCCGATTTGTATTGGGTCTTTTGAAGGAGGAAACGCTATATCCGGGTTTATTAGTGGGTTGTCTGATCCAGGGGGGCGATAGTTAGGGTCGGGTGGTACAAGGCCAGCTCCAGGACCGCTTGGATGATTTGGACCACCTGGTTTTGGAAAGCCTCCCGAGCCATCGAAAGGGTTAGATGGAGCGAAAGGATCTTTGGGCCGCGTTTTTCTTGGTTTCTCTAACGTAACTGCATCTGCAAGACTCTTCCTTTCCGTTCCCGTTGGGTCTAGACCATTTATTGGATTATTGCCTACAAATCGATAAAGGTCGTTATCCCTCGCAGCAAATCCTTTTGGATCCGGATTCGCCCAACGCTGCAGAGTGGGCAAGTAAACACGCTTCCAAGTTATGTATTGATTGACGGCTGAATCGAGCCTCTCACCTTGGAAGAGATACACGAAACTGTACGCACTGCTGCTTAACGCGCCCCAACTTGCATTCAGATAGGTAACTACGCCGTATGGGTCGTAGGCGTATCGCTCCACGACCAAGCCACTTGCATTCACCAACGCTGTCACATCTCCGTTGGCGTCTTGTTGAACCCACAGACGTTCATCCAGCGTTCCATTGTGAGCCGTGCTGCGGTCGCGTAGGACTAGGGAGTTGGTTTCTAGGGGGTTCCAGACATATTGCATGTCGGGGGTGCTGGCGCCGTTGAGGCGTTCCTCCAGCACATTCCAGCCGTCGAAGTAGAGGTCGCGGGTGTTGGCGCCAGCTGTCTCAACGATTCTTCGTCCCGTGCCGTCGAATTTGTAGCTGGCTAGGGTTGTCGCGCCGTTTTTCACCGCGACTAGGCGATTCCATGCATCATAGACGAGCGTTCTTCCTTGCTCGTCGGTGGTCATGTTGCCGTTTTTGTCGAAGACCAGCGTCGCCGCCCCGACGCCGGTTACTTCGTTTTGTTGGTTGTGCGTTCTGTTTACAGCTGTGCCGTCCGTGGTGACTGTCGAGAAGTTGCCCATGGCGTCCGGCGTGAAGGTTTGCGTGTGCGAGGCGCTGGCGACGGTGTCGGGGATGCCGTCGCTGTTGGTGTCGGAGAGAACGCCGCGCAGGAAGCCGGACAGCTGATTCAGCTGATCGTAACCGTTGCTCGCGCCGTTGGCGTGGTAGAGTTCGCCGAACGCCGTGTTGACCGAGTTGTCTCGATAAAGTGCGTTCGAGTCGCGGTCGTAGCCATACTTGAAACGGTCAGTCGCGGTGCCGGTGGAAGTCTTGATCCACCTTTGATCGACGGCTCGGCCGAAGCGGTCGAGGCCAGTGTATTGGTCGCCAGCGTCGCCGTTGCTTTCGCCGGTTTGCTTGATGTAGGTGAGATCGACGCCTGGCTGCGAATGGGCTCTTCGCACTACCGTGCCTAGGCCTAGGTAGTCGTAACTCTCGAGTGTCCCGCTGGTGTCGCTGAGCGAGGACAGACGGCTAATCGTATCGTTGAGGCCGCTGGAGTAGTTGAAGGTGAGGACCTTGCCATTGGGATACGTGATGCTCGTGAGGCGCGAATGATTCGCGCCGCCGCTCATCAGGCTGTAGGCATATTGGACGCTTGGCGTCGTGCCCGTGTTCACGGCACCGCTGTGCGATTGCCATTCCTGGGTCATTTGGCCCAGGCCGTTGTAGGCGCGTTGGACTTGGTTGACGATGTTGCCAGCCGTTGCGGCGTCGTAGCTGGTGAAGAGGTACGGGTTGCCCTGGGTGTCGTAGGCGGTGTCGATTCTTCTTATTGCGCCGTCAAAGCCGGCGGCTAGTGTCGTGATGGCGTCACTGGTCACACGGCCTAGCACATCGAGCGTGTAGGTGTGGACGTTGCCAGCTTTGTCGGTGAACGTCTTGTTTTGGCCAAGCGCATTGACGGTATAGCTTTCTTGATACGTGCCGCTTGGCGAACCGGTTGATGGGTCGGGATACTGCACCGTCGCCAGGACGCTGTTGCTGTTGATGTCGCTGCCGCCGGCTGTCGTGACGCCGTAGATCCACTTGGTGGTTTCCGACGCGCCCCCGGTTTCGATGGCTTGCAGCGTCAGCATATGGCCATCGCCATCGTACGTGTAGTTCGTCGTCTTGTTGGTGGTCGTGGTCGGGGTGCCGTTGGTGTAGGCTTCGATAGTCTGCGTCAGCTCGCCGAGGTTGTCGTAACTTTTCTGCTCGACGATGCCGCGCGGGTCGGTGATCGAGTTGACCCAGCCGGCACTGTTGTAGCCGGTCAGGGTCACGAGAACGGTATCCGAAGCCGTGGGCACCGTGCCAGGGCGGGTATAGGCCGAGCCGCCGTTAGTGCCGACATCGGCCGAGCCGGTTAGCCGATTCGCCAGATCGTAATAGGAGGCCGTGTAGGAGACACGCGCCTTGGGAACCGTGGTCGGATTGCCGAGCGCGCCCGTGGTCGTCTCGTCGTGGTTTCTTTCACGGTCGGTCACCAGAATCGAATTGCTGTCCTTGTCGTAAGTCGTTTCGACCTGTGACAGAACGTTGTCACCTGTGACATTCGTTACGTCGGTCCAGGCGCTGTCGCCGCCGCCGTCGCTGACATAACTGGTCGTCACACGGCCCGCGCCGTCGTAAGCTGACTTATCAACTTCACCGCCCGGCTTGGAGACCTTGATCACATCCCCCCGATGGTCGTACCAGGTGTTGGTGGTCAGCGCGTTGGTCGAGACCGTGCCGGTGCTCGGATCGACGCTGTACTGCTGCGTCTTATAGACGCGGCCCTGATCGTCGAAACTGGTGATCGTCTGGGCCCGCAGCTTGCTAGCCGCCGGCGCGTTGGGCACGCCGCTGGTAAACGTGATTGTCACCCCGTCGCCGTCGTAGCTTTGCACCTCGGTTACTTCGTCGAGATTATCGAACGTGTTGTAGACGATGGGCCGATGCACGCTGGTGCTCTCGCTCGACTGAGCGCTGGCCTTAGTGGCGACCAGGCGATCGCGCCAGTCGAAGTATTGTTCGGTGACGCGGTCGGGGGCGCTGCCGCCGGGATGGGCGACAAGCTGCGTCAAGTTGCCGTCGCCGACGGCCGTGCTGCCGCCGAGCGTGTTGTTGTCGTAAATGTAATCGGCGGTCTTGATCATGTTCGACGGCGAGGTGTTGTTGGTCGGAGACCAGGATCCCGAGCCCGGCGTGTCGTTGGTGCCGACCCACGTGCTCACCGTTCGGCCCAGGCCATCGTGCACGGTGCGCGTGATCGTGCCGGTTGGCGTCTGCGTCCGCGTCAGCCAACCTCGGCTATCGTAATCGGCGAGCGACTCGTAGTAGTTGGTGTTCTTCGTGCCGATGTTGGCGGCTGTCGAATACGTCACTCCGGATAGATTGAAATACTTGTCGGTCCGCACCACCTGCCCGGCAATGTTCGTGTAAGCCCGCGACAGGGTTTGCAAGCCGCTAACCGCCTCGGTGCCATCGGGTACGCCGCCTGTCAAATGCGGCGTGGCACTCATTGTCAAGCTTTCCATGTAGCTGCCGGGCCGGTCTTCGCGCGCGACCTGCGTGGGCCCGGTCGGCGTGTTCGTCGAGCTGTTCCAGCCGGGATAGACGAGCTTCTCGTAATTGGTGTCGATGTACACGGTATAGGTGATGTTCGAGAGCGGGTCGGTGTACACGGTGGTGCGCCCGAGGTTGTCCACCGTGTACTGGTTGATGAGATGCAACCCGCCGCCCGTAGGCGTGGACCAACCCGAAGGCAGCCCGGTGAAGTCGCCCGTCTGGGTCGTGTCCACGTCGCTGATCGACTTCACCAAAGCGCTGGTCGCTTGATCATAGGCATAATAGTTAATGAATCCGTCAGCATCCTTGGTCCAAATAGTGCGGCCCAGCGTGTCGAAAAACGTGGTTTCCACGTCGGCCGATCCGGGGCCGTTCTGCGTGGACGAGATGGTCGGCTTGGTCACCGTCTCAGACTGCATGAGCGTGGTGCCGGTAAACCAGGTGTAGCTGTAGCTGGTGGTCTCGCCGCCGGTGCCGTCGGTGTTGCGGTAGACCGTATGCGTGGCCACCGGGTCGATGACGTTGCTGCCGCCGGTGTGCTGGAAGTACTGGGTGCTGTCGAGCTGAATGGCCGTGCCGGTCGAGCCGAGCTGCACCTTGGTGTCTTGCTGGTAGCCCGCGACGCCCCCCGCCGTTGTCTCGCCCGCCGTCGTTGACGTATAGTAGTCAATCTTGGTGATGAGGCCGGCGCTCGAATTGAACGTTACCGCCAGGTTGCCTACGGTGTCGTTGAAGCCGGTGACGGCCGCCGGGCCGGCGGATTGAATCATCCGGGCGGCGCTGTCGTATTTGTAGTTGGTCAAGTAATCGAGACCGGTCCCGGCATCGTGAAACTTCTTGAGCATCACCTCGCCGACAATGTTCGTGTAGACGGTATTCGTGCTGCCATCGGGAAGGGTCTCTACGGTTTTCACGTTCCAGGTGTTGTAATCGGTGGTGAACTCATCTGCGAGCCCGCCCGTGTAAGTGAACGTGTACGTGCCCAGCCCGACGTTGCTGCCGACCAGCGACGAGCCGTGCCCCTGGACCACCGCTTGCGTGACGGCTTTGCCGGTGTTGTATTGCAGGTAGAGATCAGCATAGGGGGCGACCTGGGCGTTAGTGGCCGTCGTCGGATCGCTATAGACGGCGTTCAGGCGGGCGTACGACTCGGGGGTGAACACATACTTGAGCCCCGATACGTAACCGTTGGAATCGCCGCTGACATAATAGCGGAAGTAACGCGTATCGAGCACGTTGCCCGCGCCGTCCTTGATCTTGGCGAATTGCAGATCGTGCAGATTGCCGTAAGAGATGACACCGTCATAGTAGGTGTAATCCACTTGGCGGATCGTACTAAAGCTGCCGCTGTTGACTTTGCGGCGAAGTGTCACGTTTTGCAGGTAATTGGAATTGGCCCCGCTTGTATAGTACGTGTACAGATACGAATCGGTGATGGTGGTTGAGCCGACGGTGTAGCTTGATTGCACTTCCTGGATCTTGCCGTCGGCGGTGTGAGCCGTGACGGCCGTGAAATTGCCGTATTCGTCGGTCAGGCTCTCGAACGTGCCCTGTTGTAACGTGGGGTTGTTCGATGAGAAGTCGTAGAACTTGAGGACCTTGGCGGAGCCGTCGACGAGCGTGAAGTCGTGGTTGGTCGTGTTCTGCACGAGCGAGTTGGTGAAGAAATAGCGTTCGTGGAAGGTCGTTCCGCTGCCGTCGAAGAAGCGAAAGTTGCTGCCCGAGGAAATGAGGTCCAGCGTGGTCGTGTAGTTCTTCAGGTAAGGCATTTGCGAGGCGACGATGCCATTGCCTAGCTGGGTCGAGGCAAGGTAGGCGGCGGCATTGCTCCAGTTTCGAGTCATGCCCCAGGGATTGCCGAAGCCGGTAGACGAGAGGTCGGTCATGTTCAGTTGGATGATGCCGTCGGTGTAGCGGACGCCGGAAGCCGAAAAGGCCACGCTCATGGGATCGCCGCCCTGCGAGGCGGTGGGCGTCTGGATGAGCTCGCGCATCGGGTCTTCGCCGGTGGTGTTGTAAAGTGTGGGCAGCACGCCGGGCGGCCCGCCCCCGCCTTGCGCATCGGTGCTTAAGGGTCGGACCGTCGACCCCGTGCCGGTCGATGAGGAGGACGGCACAGCGCCAGATGTCGCACTGCTCGTCGAGGTTAGCGAACTGAGGGTCGAAGTCGTAGTCGATTGCGACAACGTCGGGATGCCAGCCGTCGAGGACCGGAGCGCGCTTGCCGACGATGAGGAAACCGCCGCGAACAAGGCGGCATCGGCACTCGAAGCGGTTGAGCTTGCCGTCATAAACGTGCCACTGCCGGCAGCCACGGAAGAACCGGAAGGCGAACTCAACCCACCGACCACACCAGCGCTCGACGAGGATTGGTTCAGAGCGGAGCCGGCTTGTGAACGCATGCCAGCTGATACCAATCCAGTGCCTGGAGCCGAGAACAAGTCGGTTGAAAAACTAGTCAGCGCGTCGCGCGAATCGGAGCCGAAGGTCATTTCGGCAGCCGGCAGAGGACGCGGCGACCCAGAAGAAGGCGTAACCAGGCTTGGGTCAAGCGAAGAACTCGCCGCTGTCAGCAGAGAGTTGGGTCGCGTGAGCCATGACGCCGGGGTGTCATTACTCGCGCGCCCCAGCTGCGGATCCACCAAGCGAATCTCGCCGGGATCGAGCAGGTTAGGCATCAGCGGATTAATGAGTAAATTCGTAGTCTCGCGGCTTTCAAGTATCAGAAGCTCCGGACGAGTCGACCTGAGAATAGGCCGCGACTGTGAAGCAAGATGCTTCCGTGAGTTGAGTCGTAGCCAAGTGCGCAACCGTGAACGCACCCTCAGCGCGGGCATGGCGACAGGCATGCGGATTTCCCCCAAGTGATTTGTGGCCGCGCTCTCGACAAGATTGGAGGCGAGAGAGCGACTGGGTCGAGGCCAAAGAAAGATGCAGCGATTAGTGACAGGGTCAGAAGTTATCACAGAAAAAAGCGATTGCAAGAGTAAAAACAATAAAAACAAAAACTACTCAAAAAAATCAGAACGAGAGGGAACAACGCCGGCGTTCAGGAGGAACCCAAGTTGAGTGTTTTCCCCTGCATCGCTGCCGACACCGCCTCCAGCGCCTCCGGGTACGGCGCCAAAATCCCCCGCAACGTATGCAGCAGCACCAACAACTCCGGATTCCCAAAGATATTCACTGTCCGATTGTCATTCGTCACCGACGCCGGCTTCGGCGGCGCCGCCCACCCCGGCACCCCAGGCAGTTCCTTTCCCGGCCCGCTCTTCAACCACGCCACCGGATCTTCCTTAAGGGCCGTCATCTCCGCGCTCAACCGCGCCTGCGCTTGGGCCTGAATCACCGCCAACCGAAACGCCTGATGCTTCTTGAACCGCGGCTTCGCTCCCAGCTCCATCCACCGCTGGAACACTTCCAAAGGCACGCCGGCAGCCTCGGCCGCCACATGCGGAAAACCGCCCGCCCGTATATAGGCGCATATGTCGGCCTGTATCGCATCCGTCAATTGAATCCCATATTTCGCAGCCATGCATCACCGCCCTAGAAGTCGTCGCGCCAGAGCGGGCGACATCGGCTTACCCACGTACTGAAACCCAGCCGTCAACCTAGTCGTTGAATGCTTGAGATGAGCATAGGCGATGTTCCGCTCGGCCGTCACGTCCATCGAAGGCGACCGCGTCATCATCCAAAGCCCCGATTTGACTCTTGCCGCAATCATGGCCGGATGCGTCGTTGTCGAGGTCGCCCGAAAGCCAAGTCCGGTCCACATGGAGGCGATCATCGCGCTCAGCTTGTTGCCGATGCCGACGCCCTGGAAATCCGGCAGCGTCACCGTGCGATGCTCGCGCTTGGTTGGTGGCCCAGGAGAGCAGAAGTGCAGCCACGCGCTAAATGCGACCGGCCTGTCATGCCATAGAGCCAAGAAGCACACGCCGGAATTATTGAGTGAATGGTTCAAATAGTGGTGTGGACGGAAAAGAGCCCACGCCGATGCATGGACCCGAAAGACTTCCAAGGTGATTGCTGGCCGTCGCTGAAGAAACCTCCAGGAGAAGTCATTCTCCGCTGGACGATACACCCAATCCGGATTGAGCCACGGAATGATATCGTCATGACAGGAGACCGCGACAAATCGCTGCCCATCGCGGCCTCTAACCGTCTTGGCGAGCGCGGCCGAACCGACCTGCGCTATCGTCCGATCAACCACCGAAGTGAATTCGTCCACCACAACCAGGCCATGAGACTCAGCAAGTAGACGAGCAAGGCTAACTCGAAACTTCTGACCAGTAGAAAGAACGCCATAAGGCCGCAGCCAGGCCGGGGGGCTTGAGAATCCGACAGAGCTAAGCAGTGCCACCACCTCCTTGATGCCGAGATCCTCAGGGAATCCGTCGAGAAGGGTCTGATCGGCGCTCCATTGCAGGTTTTCCGAGTTTCTAATTTCATCGGGCCACAACCTCCTCGCGATAGTCGATTTGCCGCACCCTGAGGGACCGGTGATCAAGCCGATCTTCCAATCCCTTTCCTCCAAAGGCAGATTCACCTGCCAACTCTGCGAACTAGTCTTCTCTTCGGTGAGATCGAAGATGCCACGGATTTGTTGAACCCGAGGGGACTCAACAATGGCGGAGGAGACGGTAATGTTGCAGGCGGGCATGGTTCAGGTTCCTTCGGCTCCGGGAGCCCATAGACACGAGCTGCGAACATAAGCCACAGCCACCGCTGATGTTTGCCGAATTGAGTGAAGACCAAGGGAGGCACCATCGATTCCCATCCCGTGTGCCGCGCCGCTGCTCGGTAATGGTCGTAAAGAAATCGCGCCTTATCCTCTAGCTCGTTTTCGCCTGGCATTTCAGTCCCTCTTTCTTGAACCGTCGTAGTAAGTCCACTTGATGGCGCTCATCCATGCATTCCACTAGCACCAGGAATTGCTCCGGCGGCAGATCGTTCGCAGTGACACCGAACTTCTTCTTCGTAGCCGCCTTGACAGCCGCCATCGTGTCGCCGGCCGCTTGATCAAGCGTCTCCCAGAGCGCCGTGACAGCCGCCGAGTCGCGCTCGCACACCTCGCGCAAAGCAGCCAGGTTTTCCTGGTGATAACCCGCCAACTGCGCGAGCGGATCAATCGCCAGAATAAGCGCCCGCGCTTCCGCATCCGTCACGTCAAGCACTTCCACATCCACAATCGCCTCGGCATCCATGGATTGCCGCAAGTGCCCGTCGATCAGCTTCAAACGCCCATCGCTCAAGCGATAAGCCAAGAGCGAGCGGGCAAACCCGATCTCTTCATACAGGCTCCGCAGCGCTTGCTTTTGCACGTCCGAGTGTGTGCGAGGGTTGAGTTCATGAGGCACCAGATCCCCGGCCCGGACCTTGACATGCTCAACGATGCGATTACGAGGCATGGGAAAAATCTCCCCAGATTTGGGTGAGAAGGGATCAAACATCGGAGGGCATTATGAGCGTCATCACAAAAAAATACACATTCGCGCATTACTACCGCCTCATCGCGACGCTAAGCGAAACATCGCATGAGGTTCAGTCCGAAAGGCTGTCGCTTTTGATGAGCGAGGCCATCCAGGCCGTTCAGAAATTGCTGCTCATGTGCGAAGAGAAAGAGGCTCACTTGAGCCGGCGTGCCCAGCAGAATTACGCCGTCGTCCGTCGCTATGCCCAGGCTTTGGTCGTTTCAGCAGGCTATCCCGCGTCCGGCTATCACTTGCTTGAGCACTCAGGCGACTGTGACGATGACAATCCGTGCAACTGGGCTACCAATTGTCCGCGATGCTTGTGCATCGCCATGGGCCGTGCCGACGACCGTCCGCTTCCGCCTTTCGAGACTCCGGACTACCTGAAGCCCGTCAAACCGAAAAAAACGCGTGCTTCTCAGAAAATGCCACATCCTGCGTCTACCTGCGCCTAATAACGGACCTTTATTATCTTCTTTACAGAAACTACGATCAGGTCACCTCAAACACAAGGAGCAACGATGTCGCACGTTGTCACGATTCAAACCGAGATCAAGAGCCTCGAAGCGCTCCAGCGCGCGTGCCAGCGAATGGGTTGGCTGCTGAAACCGGACCAGAAAACCTTCGCCTGGTATGGCCGTTGGGTGAAGGACTACCACGAAGCTGATGCCGCCTATCGCAACGGCATCAAGCCCGAGGACTATGGCAAATGCGACATGGCTATCGAGGTTCCCGGCGCCAAGTACGAGATCGGCTTGTTGGAACGAGAGGGAAAGTTCATCCCCGTCTGGGATGGGTGGGGGCCAGGAGGATTGGAGCATCTCTCCCAGGAGGGCATGGGTGGCTTCCTGCAGGCCTACGCCACGGAAGCGGCTCGCTTGGAAGCCATCCGTCAAGGCTTCACCGTCACCGAATCCGCTCAAGACGATGGAAGCATACTCCTCACTTGTTGTGAGGGGTACTAGCCGGGCCGGGCTACGCCGGGATCGGACGGGACTCGGCTACGCCCGGCCATGTATTCACAAGGAGTTAACAATGGCGCGCCGTCACATCATTCGACCCAATCCTCCGCCGCTGCTTAATCCCAAGAAGGAGCGCCGCATCGAGCGCTTGAAAAGCAAACTCCGGGCTGCCGAAGCCAGCTACGACCGCTGGCAGCGAAAGTTCAAACGAGCCTTCAACGCCATCGACAAACTCAATCGCCAGATGATCCGCCTGCAAACTCTTCTTCGCAAAGAGAACCAATCATGACCATGCGATCCATCGACATCCGCATTGCCAAAGATGGGAGTACGACCGTCCAGCCCCGAGGCTACACCGGCCAGGAATGCACCAGCCACCGCATCCGCGCCCTCGAAGGCCGATTAGGCAAGACAGTAAGCCAGACCTTCACCGAAGACTATTTCACCCAGGAGCACGAGATCAACCATGAGAACACTCGCATTCATTGACGCTCTCATCAATCACCTCGACGGCATCAACACGGAGGACAACAACGCCGCTGCTGGCAAGCATGAATACTCGACCAGTTCCTTCGTCAAAGGCCGAGAGTCGGCGTTCACCGAGGTCAAACGCCTTCTCACGACGCTCAAAGCTTTCCACTCGGCCTATGACGGAGTGAAGGCCGATTCCCCCTCTCTCAATGGTCAATCCCTTAGCGCTAAAGCGTCGTAATCGCCCTTTGATCCCAAGCCCTTTTAATGAGGCTCACCATGACACTCAGTCAAACGCTCAGTGAATACGTCTGCGCCGGTTTCTCCGGCATTTGGCTTGAAACTACCGAACCGGACGAAGCTCAGAAGGAAATCTTCAAGCTTTGCTCCGATCGCAAGTGGCAAGGCCTCACCTGGGACATGGCCCAGGGCATGCCTTCTAACAACGGCAAAGGCGATCCGCTCGCTCCCCTTAACGAGCTTGCCAAGCTTGTTGACTCAGCCCACCCAGAGCCCGTGCTGCTTCTCCTTCACAACTACCATCAGTTCCTCAAGAGTCCGATGGTCCTCCAGGCCGCTATCAATGCGATCACCCAGGGCAAAGCCCACGCCCACCACCTGGTCGTCCTCTCTCCGCTCGTGCAGATCCCGCCTGAACTCGAAAAGCTCTTTGTCATTCTCGACCATCCGTTGCCTACGCCGAACGAGCTTCATGCTATTGCTGAGGAACTAACCGTCGATTCCAAAACGGAGGCCTACGGGCCGGCTGTCAAAGCCGCGCCCGGCCTTACTCGCTATCAGGCCGAAGGCGCCTTCGCCCTGTCCCTCGCTCGGCACAACTCACTGCAGCCCGACGTTATCTGGGAGCTCAAGGCTCAGATCCTCAAGAACTCCGGGCTCCTCAACCTTCATCGCGGCAAGGAAACTCTTAAAGACCTGGGAGGGATGCATGCACTCAAGATCTTCTGCCAACGCGCTCTTGACTCGAACCCCGCAGGACCCCGACCACGAGGCATTCTCCTGCTTGGCGTCCCTGGAACGGGAAAGTCGGCGTTTGCGAAAGCTCTTGGAAACGCGGTATCTCGACCTACTCTTCTCCTCGACATCGGTTCCCTCATGGGATCGCTCGTTGGCCAAACTGAGGCAAACCTTAGACAAGCTCTCCGAATTGCGGACGCCATGAGTCCGTGCATCCTCTTTGTCGATGAGATCGAGAAAGCACTCAGCGGGGTCGGCTCCAATGGCGACAGCGGCGTGTCAACGCGCGTCTTCGGCACACTGCTCACTTGGCTCAACGATCACACTTCCGACGTCTTCTTCATCGGCACCTGCAATGACATCTCTAAACTGCCGCCGGAGTTTGCCCGAGCCGAGCGCTTCGATGGCATCTTCTTCCTCGACCTGCCCGATACCCAGGAACGTCGCACCATCTGGCGCATGTATCGCGATGCCTACTCGCGAACCGACACCGAGGAAACCGTGGAGGACACCGGTTGGACCGGGGCTGAGATCAAAGCCTGTTGTCGCCTGGCTGCTCTCTTGGACACCTCCCTAGCCGAAGCAGCCAAGAACATCGTGCCTGTTTCCAAGACAGCCGCCGACAAGATCGACGACCTTCGCCAATGGGCTGAATCGCGCTGCCTATCCGCTTCCCAACCCGGCGTCTACCGAACCAAGAAACCCACCATCGAGCCGTCCAAACGGCGCAGCATTGTGAGGGCCTAAATGAAGTACTTGGACATCAGCCACCTCTTCCAAAAACCGACGCCTGCTTTCCCGGTCGAGTCCATCGACCTGAACATCGGCAAGAATCGCGACACCAACGAACTCAGCGTCCTCATGACGATCAAGAGCAAAGGCGAACCCATCGACTTTGCCCTATCGACCGAGCAGGCCCTTCTCGTGCACACGGCTGCTTCTCTTTGCCTGGCCGGGATCGCGTTCCGACAGCACCAGGCCAAGAACCCTCCCAACAAGAACTGACCATGCACGATTATCTGATCGTTTGTTTGGACTGCTATGAAGCCGAGCCAGGACCCACCGGCTATTGCCCGGAGTGTCTCCCGCACCGTATCGACGACGTGAAGGAGAAGCTCCGCAAGCGTCCGCAGTTCAAGGCTTTCCTCGAAGAACGACTCAGGTATCTGGAATCCGTCCGCGACCGACACGAAACCACCGACCCCGAACCGGGACCCGACACATCCTTGTTCTCACGAAGGAGAGATTGCGCATGAACACCGCACCCACGCTCAAGATGCATCTGCCGGCTGAGAGCCTTCGCCTCAACAGCGCCGCCGTCAGAGTCCAGTTCAACTGGCTCTCGCGCTCCAAGTCGCTCACGACTTCGCAGCTGTCCCAAGCGGCGGCGACCTTCGAGGCCGATCACAGGCTGCTCTCGGCTTCCCAACGCATCTTTGACAGCAAGCAGCCCGCCATCAAGAAGCTAACCGCTCTGAAAGGAACCATCATCGCTTATTGGAAAGGCTGGACGTTGCCTTACGTGGAGGACGGCATTCGCCTTCTGCCACGCAAGCGACTCAACGAGTTCAACGAGATGATGAAGAAATTCGCGGACGATCTGTCAGAGGCAGTTGAGGAACTGATCGCTCAATACGACGCGATCAAAGAGGAGGCGAGCAATCGTTTGGGCAAGCTCTACAACGCCTGCCACTATCCCGAGGCATCCGAACTACGCGAACTGATCAAGGTGTCCTGGGACTTCCCCTCTGTAGAGCCCCCTTCCTACCTGGCTCACATCGACCCCGAACTCTACCAGCAGGAGAAGGAACGCGCCGCCCGCCGTTTCGAGGAGGCCATCGACCTGGCTCAGAACGCCTTCCTGCAGGAGTTTCAAACGCTCGTCGCCAACCTTCACGACCGCCTCACGCCCAACCCGGACGGCACCAAGAAGATTTTCAAAGAGTCTTCGATCACCAACTTTTTAGAGTTCTTTGATAAGTTCAAGGCGCTCAACGTCACGTCCAATGATCAATTGGAAAGCCTCGTGAGCCAAGCCCAGGAACTCGTCACCGGCATCAGCGCCAAGGATCTTCGCGATTCCGAACTGTTACGCAAAGACATTGCTCAGGGCATGCAGGTCCTCAATTCCGCACTAGCTCCTCTCGTCGTTAACGCTCCGCGCCGCCGCATCATTCGTCCGGCTGTGGCTTCTCAGAACTAGAACTCTTTTTCGAGGACACCATGCCAACTACCAAGCGTCAATGGATCGACCACCTTCAATCCATCATCGCCCAAATAGGAACAGCCAGCGACCTCTGCCCCTATTGCGCCGAGGAGGAACCGTACCAATGCCTATGGTGCGCTCCGCTGTACCTGGCAGCCGACGCTCTGACCAATCAAGCCCTTCTCATGGAAAGGCACACCGATGTTGATTCGCATCGAGACGACCGGGCAGCTCCAGTGCTTGTACACGGAACGCCTCAATCTGGCCACGTTCGGAGTCCCTCAGATTCGACGGGCTAGTTTCGTCGAACCCGACCCACTGAGGCCCGCGACTTGGTTCGTTGACCTTAACCCATCACTTGGACCTGAATTCCACAACTTTCGCACTCGTTCCGAAGCTCTCACCTTTGAGGAACAATGGCTAGACGAAAATATCCTAAAGCGCTCCGCTTCACCTACTTCATCCACCCGGATTACAACTACACCGTTCCAGGCAGCATCAAAGTCAACATCCCTGAAATCGCCAGGTGCCCAGTCTGCCGTTATCAATTGACCTGTCGCATGGGCGCCCACGGTCCGTACTTCCATTGCAATTGCCCCCAACACTCCGAGGAATCCAATGACCGCACCCGCTCTAAAGACTGTACAACCCAGACCCATCGCCCGCCCTCAGCCGATCAGCCCCCTGGGCGGCAACTTCTCCCTCGACCACGTCACGCGAACACCGAAGAAGCTGCCTAATCGCATTCTTCTGCATGCCATGGAAAAGTGGGGGAAGACGTCCTTTGCCGCGCAGTTTGTCGATCCTATCTTTCTCATGACGCGGGGCGAGACTGGCCTCTGGACGCTCATTCAAGCCGAACAGCTTGAAGATGATATCCCTCACTTTCCGCAGCCCGCTGAGGCTTGGACGGACATCAAGCTCGCCCTCAACGAACTCATCGTCAAGGAGCATCCCTACAAGACCTTTGTCCTCGACACATTGAATGGATCAGAAAGGCTTCTGCACGAGTACGTCGTCGAAAAGGAGTTTAATGGCGAGTGGGGCGAGAAGGGCTTCATGGCCTTCCACAAGGGCTATGACATCGCCATCAAGGATTGGTTGGAACTCTTGCTCCTTCTCGACAGGCTTCGTGACAAGGGCATGACCATAGTTCTCCTTTGCCACACCAAGGTCGAAAAGTTCACCAACCCGGAAGGCCCCGACTACGACCGCTACCAGCCCGACGTTCACAAAAAGACCTGGTCCGCAACACACAAATGGGCGGACATGATACTCTTCGGCATGTTCGAGACCTTTGTCACCTCAGCCAAGTCCGGTGACAAGAAAGGCAAAGCGGACGGCGGACAAACCCGCATCATCAAAACCGTCCGTCATGCAGCTTACGACGCCGGCAATCGACATGGCCTGCCTGAAGAAATCGAATGCGGCGAATCCCCCGAAGAGGCCTACGGGAACTTTGCCATGGCCCTTAAGCAGGCGTCGACCAAGTCGCAGTCGCAACCAAAAAGTGCCCCCAATCTGAGTGAGTAGGGGAATTGAGCTCCTAACCATCTTCAACCATCTAACGAGGATTCAGTCATGGGTGTTTACAACGAAGCAGGCAAGTACCGCGCTAGCATCATCAAGGCCGAGGTAACCGAGGCCAAGAACGACAAGCACACTCCGCAGGTCGAACTGACCCTGGACTTGATCGGCATCTACGATCCCAAGAGCAACAATGAGCTTTACGAATGCCACAAGGGCAACTATCCGCCGGTGATCTACATGAGCATCACCGACGCCACGATGGGCACGGAGTCCGAGCCCGGCTGGGTCGCCGACACATTGGCCTTCCTAGGATTTGATGGGAACTTCAACAATATTGGCAATTTAGCGCCCCAAGAGATTGACGTGCTATGTCAGTACGAGAAAAAAACGGTCGGCAAGGAAGGTCAGCGTGAAAAATGGAGCGTTCTCCGACCAGGGCGCCGCGCTCAGCCCGTCGAATCAAAAGGCATTAGGGGCCTCAACGCCAAGTTCAGCAAATCAGTCAAGGCTGCTGCCAAAAACAAGGCCGAAGCCCCAGCTTCCAAACCTCAACCCGCTGCACCACCTTCTACAAACGGAGTCCCGGTTGCCGCTGGCGTCGACCAAAACGACATTCCGTTCTAGACCGTTTTCATCCTTGGAAGCGGACCCCAGCGCTCATGCCATAGTCATGGCGTCATAGATTGGCCTCTTTGCGGGCCAGCCATGAGCGCGGGAACTATACTCCTTTCCTGACACAAGCTCATGTCACCCCGACGCGTCACCAACCCTTGGCGTAATGCGTGCCCCCTGCGCCGCTGGAGGGCCTCCCAGCCTCCCTTCGGTTGGAACGCAACCTGGGTGGCCAAACTGCTCCACGTATCCCCCGCAACCATCTCCGCCTGGGAACTAGGCAAACGTCGCCCGTCTAAATCCGCCCAACGACGCATCCGCCAGCTCACAGGCATCACCCACCAGGATTGGACCCAATGGCTTCAATCTACCGCCCGTACTACACAGACCCGAAAACCGGAAAGCGCAAGCGAGGACGAACCTATCGCATCGCTTATATCAATGAAGCGGGCCGCCGCGTAACCACCGGAGGCTTCACCGACAAGACGGCCACCCTATCAAAGGCAAACGCTTTGGAGCGCAACGCCCAACGAGCCCAAGCGGGCCTTCCCGTTGCACAGGCCGAGCAGCTTCGCAAGCCAATCGCCGAGCTTTCCGATTTGTACGTTGAGCAAATGCAGCTTGCCGGTCTGTCCGAGGCACACATCAAAGAAACGAATCGACTTCTTGTTACTCTTTGGAAGGAGTGCGAATGGACCTGTCTTGCTGAAATCCGAGCCGAAAAGTTGATGAAGTTCCTGGCCTCAAAACAACAAGAAGGTCGAGGGACCCGCACAATCAATTCCTACCGTGACGCCCTCAAAACGTTCGTCGATTGGTGCAAGGGCCAACATTGGATTGAGGAAAACCCAATCAGCCATGTTCGCAAGGCAAGGTCCAAGGGCAAAAAGCACAAGCCTCGCCGAGCCTACACGACTGAGGAATTCCAGACCCTCATCAAGGCAACGCCATCGGAAAACCGTCGCCAGATTTACCAGATAGCGGGCCTATCCGGCCTGAGGCGTGGCGAGCTGCAAAAGCTTGAAAGGCGTGACCTCAGCCCAACTGGCAAACGCCCCACTTGGCATCTACGAGCAGAGATCACCAAAGGAAGGCGCTTAGATAAGGTGCCCATGCTTCCTGATGTAGTGCCGATTGTCCTACCTCTTTGGGAAGCGATTGACGAACCAACCGGCCGTCTCTTTCCGACCTGGCCCAGGCATCAAACGCTTGATCAGGACATAAAGCGAGCCAAGATCAAGAAAATAGACTCAGAAGGCAAATGCGTTGACTTCCACAGCCTTCGCTATTTCTTTTGCACTCTGCTAGGCCGCACCCTTCCCATCCAAAAGGTCAAGGTCCTCATGAGGCACAAGAACATAAGAGAAACTGCCGACCTCTACATGAACCTGTGCCTAGAAGACGTGGGCGAAGAAATCTGGACCCCACCCACCCTCCTGCCCCAAAAGCCAAACAGCGCGCTCCAATAGGCGCACACATCATCAACCCATCAATATCCATAAATGAATAAGGCCCGTCAGAAGCCCTTATTCTGACGAGCCTTACAATATCGGGGCGAGAGGATTCGAACCTCCGACCTCCTGAACCCCATTCAGGAAGCCCAGTCTTCTAACTCCCTATCAGATAAGCCGCTTACGGAGACGACTTCCGACGCTTGTACCATTGCTTGTACCAGCGAATGGGGAACGGCGAATGAAGGCCGTCCCGGAAAGGTGGCAGGTGATGCGGGACAAGAAACGGCGCATTTCCCGACTGACCTGGCCGAGATCATCAACGTCTGGCCCCATTTGACGGAACCAATGAAGACCGACATATTGACGATGATTCGAGCAGCAAGTGGTTACTTGGCGATCGGAGCGTGTACACAGTCCACGTCTACGTAATAGTTTCATACCGACGAATTCGATGATTGCGTCCCCATGCGCTTTACGTATGGAGTCGTCAGCCGGGTTAGAATCGTTGTTGGATGTAAACCTGAGCCTGGCTCGTTAAGAGTTCTGTCGTCGCGGCACCCGTGCGGGCGAAGAATTGTTCCGTGTTGCCTTCTTTGACGTACACTGGGATGTTCGACGGCTTACACCAAATGACCAGCACTCGCTTGCCTTCGACCGACTCGAAGCGGGGCTCGATGTGAAGCATGTGCTGTGGTCCCATCCGGTCCTTTATTAGATTGACCAAGTGCAAGTTCATTTTGTCCTCGTTGGGAAAACCGTCCTTCTCGATCCCGAGGATTTTGCCGTCGTCGCAAACACCAATGATCAGATGGCCGCCCCGCGCGTTCAAGAATGCCGCTATCGTCTTGAGGCATGAGTGTTCTATTTTCTTGTCAGGTTGGTTGGTGTGCAGGTTCACACGGAGAGTGGATTTGAACTCGACACGAGTGGTTTCACCGGCGGCAAGAATATCGGTAACAGGAACGTCGTTGCCGACGACCGGCGATAGCTCGCCAGTGCTTATGTGTTTGTATGCCTCTCGGATAAGCTTCGCCATGAGGTTCCGTCGAGCATCTAAGAATGCTCGGTATTCCATCGTGTGCCATTCAAGGGGCAGAGCGTGCCAGTGGCACATCTGAGCCAAGTCACGGTCTGAAAACCTCTCTGCGTACAGGGGCCAGTATCGGGACGGCTCGTCCCCCGAGATCGCAATGTTGTCGTTCCATTCGACCAAAGCATAGTTGGCAATCTGGTTTGTATCCCGCGTGCTTGTGATCCCCAGATCCTTAAGGTGCTTTTTCGAGAAAAGGTGGTGTCGCTCGACGGCTGATTTCTTCCTTTTGTGTGCGGGGTCGAGCAAATCGACCACTTTCTTGTTTGAGAACAAGACTCGTGCATGAAGAAGGTTTTGGGCGGCATTGTAGGCATGTAGGTATGGGTTGGTTGCCGACGATGTTTCCATCCGGTTTCGAAGGCCGATGTTCCAAAAGTCATCGGTGAACTCGGTTTCGATGGTCTTGTCAATCCAGCCGACGAATTGTTCAGCAGTGGTTAAGTTTCTAATAAATGCCAGATCGCGTTCCATGACTGTTTCAGGCGAACTTGTGTATCGGCCTGTCACCGCCGTCATAAAGAACCACCGGGCGACACAAGCTGACAGCGTAAAGCTGTCCACATTTAGTGCTTTCTTTCCAATCAAATAGAAGACATAGGCATAAATCAGGGTTAACTGAGAGCTAATCATGTGTGCTCCCCGATACCCCGCTAGGTGCAGCGTCGTAAGGAAATCGTGCCAATTCTGAAGATCAAGAACCTCGGCCTGGGCGGACTGGAGGATGCCGAATTGTTCTACCCGCCGTTTCTCGCTGTACTCCTCTGTTTCAAGGTCTTTGCCCCGGAGCAAGGAATATACGTACTTCAGCCGAGCACGACGGAACCCGTAGCCGATTTCGACCCGCAAAAGCTGATCGGCGTCGGCCTCGATGAAGTAGTTGAAAGGGCTCGGCTTTCCTTTTGACGGCGTGCGTGCTTTTCGACAAAAGTCTTCAAGTTCGACCCGTCCTTTGTCCCAAAAGACGGACATCAGAGTCAGGATGAAGTCCGACTGATTGAGTGGCGTCTGCTTGCTGTTAATGCGAACGAAGACTTCTGCCACCTTCTCTTCATCAATGTTCGAAGAAAGCTCCAATGCAGTGAACGGATAACCCAACACGTTTTGTTGCACCCGCTGGATAGCCGTTTGCACTTTTTTAACTTCTGCTGCTTCGAGGGACTTACCGGCTGCCTCACGATGCTTCCTCAAATTCTCGATGTAGTTGCCCACAACCTGGAAAAGATCAGCATCTTTAGCCCAAAGGACTGAGATATGGGGGATGTACTCGGGATTTCGCCTGATGGCTGCGTCAGCAACCTCAAATGTCTCGTCGGTGGGGCGGAAGGAAATCTCAATCTGCTCGGATTGGTAGTCCTCTCGCGTTACGGGATGGCCCTTAACGACAGCAAAGAGTGAAGTGAGGCGCTGCTGGCCGTCTACAATCAGCAAGCTCGCAACTTTCTGCTTGTGGTCGGTCCCGATGTGCTTCTGGGTCTCATCGAGGCCATTCTGCCAGAAGAGGAAGTATCCAACGGGATAGCCCCGATAAATCGAATCGAAGAGGTCTCGAACTTTAGTGTTTTTCCAGACGAACGGCCGCTGGATGTCGGGAAGGCCTATGGTGCCCATCTCGATGTCATCGAGGAGCTTGGACAAAGTGTAGTCCACTTTCTTGAAAAGTGTTTCGCTCATTTGAACCTCGTTAGTGTCATCGACGGCTTCTTTCGAAGGCACTTCCTGTTGGATTTCCGCAAAATCGGCTTCAACTTGCTTTCCGGCCTAAGTCGTTTTGGATCGCTGTTGAACGGGAACGATTTGATTGTGGACGGAAGGCAAATGGAGTGGCTTTATTTGCCGTTACGATCTTCGTGCAATTTATTGGATTCAGTTTCTTCGGAATCGGGCTCCGAAGTGGTTCGAGGGGAGAAGGTTTTCTGGCATGTTGGGCACCACACAAGTCCCGCAACGGGCAAAAAATCAGTCTCAACGCTTTGATTACAAGTTGGGCAAATAGCAGAATGCATGGCGGTTTCTCTTTCATGGCTCGGATAGTGATTTTTGACCTTGGCGAGTATGCAGCTGAGCGAGGTTGGAGTCAAAGGAAATGCACGCATTTAGACACGAACACAAACCCTTGGTCAGCGGTGTAGCAGTTTATCAATCATTCTGACTTGTCAACGAACTGACTTGCTTGAGAACTCGATAAACGCTTGGGCGTGACAGGCCAGTGATCCGTGATATTTGACTGATCGGCTTCCCAGCCTCGTGCATTTCAAGAATAGCGGTCAGCTTGTCATCGCTGACCTTCCATCGCCAACCCTTTTTCGAACCGCCCCACTTCTTGCCATTGCGTCGTGCGACCGCTTGGCCAGCGGCGACTCTCTCGGCACGGATTTCGGTCTCATACTCGGCCACACTGGCGAGAATGCGGGCATGGAGACGACCGGCCGGCGATGCCAGAGAGAAGCCATCCTTGAGTGAAACAAGATCGACCTTCCTCTCGGTCAATTCGTCAAAGAGCTGGCACAGCCCCTTCGTCGTGCGTCCCAGGCGGTCAAGGCGCCAAACGACTATGCGTTCCAGCTTCCCGGCCCGGAGTTGCTCCATTAGCCGATCCATGCCAGGTCGATTCATGCTCCGACCGGTGAATGTATCCTTAAACCGCTCAACCACCCCGGCATTGGCCTCGGCCCAGCGGTCAAGGTCCGGCAACTGGCTAGCGTGGGATTGGTCCCGACTACTGACCCGGCAGTAAATGGCGCTTGTCTTCTCCACGGTTGACCTCAATTGTAATGTGTCATTTTTGCGCGACCCGTTACACCTTTGGCATGTCTTCAAGCCTGTGTTTTTAGGCCCGGAAGAGCGACTTTCCGGGCATATTGACTGTTTACACTTTCAGCCAGGAAGCACGGCCCCTTCCTTCATCCGGTTCACCACCGCATGATGGGTCTCGATGTCCGGGTAAAGCAGTTCCAAGCCGTCGTCGCTGCATTTCGTTCGCATGCCACGACTCACGATTAATTTGGCCTTGGCGCTATCACTGACGGGGATGACCGCCAGGCCTTCGATGCATTGGCGGATCGCCTCGGGCTCGCCAACGAGGTTGTAACACGCATTCCCGGCCATCACGCCACTTCCCTCGGTGTCGGTTCGAAATGGTAAGCTCCAACCGTCGAGCAAGATGTCATCGGCGGCGAGGTCGAGATAGAAGTCTTTCCGCTTGCCGCGTTGACGAACTACGGCCACGCGCTGCCGTCGCCCCTCATAGCCAACCGCATGAGGTTCAAGAACCGAACGGACTTCCAGCTCATAGCGATGCGTCATTGCCATGCAGTCGTCGATCTTGAGCAAAGTAACCCGTTGTCCCACTGATAAAGCCATTGTCATACCCTCTTGGAAACGCCCGGCTCGAAGTGAGCCAAGCAAAGGGCCGGCGGGGGCGCGACTCCCCGCGATGACGCTACGGCCAGGGCGATCAAAGGGGAAACAGCAAGCCTTGTCGGATGGGCTTGGGAAGGGCTTTCGTTTCGCAAATGGCATTGTCTACGGACTGATCCGGGCCATCGTCCTCGGCGGCGTGGTCGCCGGGGAATTTCAGGATGACCTGTAGAGACCCTTCGGGCTCAAATGCGGCTGCACAGTCTTCCGAACAAAACAGCAAAGCTTTGTCCTCGATGGCAACGTGACCAACCGCGAGTAGCCGACCGCATTCCTCGCATTCTGTCTCATCCAAAGGCCGTTTGATGGGATAGTCCGTCATTGGTCAGCCCCCAATGGGATCGGTTTGGGAGACGTGGAAAACGGTAGCGGTCCAAGGACGACGGTAACCGGCTTGCTTCTTCTTGCCTTCCTTCTCGTCAGCTTCTTCCTTGCCTTGGCAATTCACGAACGTTGTCACCTTCACGCCATGCTCACCGCGTCGCACCTGTCGCCCGAGCGCTCTCCAAGCGTGGTAGGTGAAGACGTTTTCGCGCGGTCGGATTTCGTCCATGGGAATGCCCTTGGCCATGAACCCGTTGAGGATCGCGGGCCAATTGCTCAACGATTGGCCCGACGCAGCGCGGGACAAGGCTTCTTGCTGGATCTCTTCACGGGATAGGGTTGCAGTCGTCATAGGTTGCATCCTTTCCTTCAAAGGGTTCAAAGAGGGGTAATTCTTCGGGTTCAGACGGTTTGCTCGCTGGCGCGTCTTGGAAGCCCGGAAACAGGTCTCCCTGCTCCGCCAATGATTGGGCGCACATGGGCAGGAACAAGTCGGGTTGCCAGGTTGGCATGGGCACGTCGGTATCGGAGGGGCTTGTGTCAAAGGACATGCGAATCATGGGGACGCTCTCCAAAGAGCCGGCGCAGGGAATTCCCACGCCGGCTTGCGGATAGAAGGGATTACTCGCCAGCTTGCCAGAGATGGCCCGCTACGCGACCGAGAGCGTAGACCAGGCCAGGAATGACAGCGCCGAGCAGCCACGCTGCCCAGGTCATGCCAGGGGCGGCATGCAAGCCGAAGGCGTAGGCATTGAGAAGGACAGACAGCAAGACGGCGGCCACGGTATAGCCCCGCGCCCACGGTTGGACACGCTCGCCGGCTTGGGTGCCGTGCGAAGCTAGTTCCGCCAGCTCGGAAGCCACCATGCCGGCGTCGATGCCGACCGCGAGCAGACCGGACAGGGCCCAATGGGAACCGGTCAGCAATCCGACGCTCTCTGTGCAATGTGCAACGGACAGACCTAGAACGCCGACGCCAACGGCACCAACAGCACAAGCGAGACGGCGCGCGTGCTTGATAGCCTTGCGCGTGCCTCTGGCCGGTTGGCGAGATCTTTGGGTTCGTTTGGCCAAGCCGTTGACGGACGGGGCGCGCTGAACTACGCTCAGAACAGACATGGACTCCTCCTTGTAAGGGGTCTTGTGTTTAGAGCTGGCTGCGTGTTTCGACCACGCGGCTAGCTCACTTTGGCTGAGAAAGGCTTGCTTCTAATAAAAAGAGACTTGTCAAATCGTTGAAATGTTTGGCCTTGGAATTTGCGGGAAACTTAACCAGACCCCCCGGGGCGCGCAGCCTGGTTCCATACGACTTAGGCGAACCCGTGCAGCATTTGCGTGTCGGGATAATAGGATGTCCTGCCTGTCAATACGGCGAACAGGTCAAGCCATGTCAAACTGGAAGCGGTTGCCACCGAACTGGGGGATTCCCTCCTGCATTAACTCGGAGTTTGGGGCCCAAGATCGTCCCGACCGCATCGTCTACCCCAACCTTAACGACGGCTCCGACATCGTGCTGGCCACGGACTACTCAGGCGAGCACGAAGGCCCCGAGTTTGGTGTTCTCGGCTTTCTCATCACAACAGTGAAATCGATTGAAGCCGTCTGGGAACCGGCACGGTTGGAGGTGCGAAAAAAGTACCTGCACAATGACCGCCGAATGTCATTCAAAAGGCTAGACGACGCATTACGAATCAAAGCCTTTCCCACATTCCTCGAAGCGGCGAGCAAGTTGAACGGAGTTCTGGCCTGTGTCGCGGTCGAGAAGTCCTTTCAGCTTGCAACAAGAGAACAGCTCCAGCGGCTCCAATACGACTGGGTGCCAGAGCCACTCGAAAAGTTGGTTGAGATTTGTGCCTTCGGCACCGGGCTGGTGAACGGTCTACGGACCCAGGGGCAGAACGTTGTTTGGCTCACCGATGACGATGCGATCGTTGTCAATGCGGAGGCTAGGGCGGATGCATCAACCATCATGAAGTCCTGCCTATACCCGTACCCGGGCGAGAAGCCGTCTTTCAGCCTCGGTGTCGCAAGCGAGTTCACCGACGATGGGCTTCGCGCCGAAGACCTGTTGGCAATACCTGACCTCGCTGCGGGTGCTTTTTCAGAAACGCTAATAAAGACGAAAAAGGAGACAATCCCGACTTCGGGCAGTGGTCCGAGCGGGCATACGCTGTATCTGAGTACCAAATCTACCTTAATAACCGGCTTCCTTGGCGAGCGAGCGAATCCGCTCAAAGTCCTCTCTTGCGTTGTTCGTCAGCATCCGCAGGGAATGGTGTTGTCTTTCACCCAACCGTTCGTGCGGCCCCCCGTGCCCGGCGAGCCCACAGAGGGCGCGGTTCCCACGAACGAGAAATGGCGGAAGTCTTTGGCGGCAGAACTGGAGAGAATCGGTGCCGACCCAGAGGCTCTGCTTTAAGGACATGGGATAGGCGCGATCGAACCAACTCGGAATAGGTCGTGTCACATGAGTGTTCTCGAATCCCCTCGCTGTTATCCAAGGAGTCGCCCGTGTTAGTAAGCCAGATAGTTCAGCTGTCGAAGTACCCGCACGTTCAAAGCTTCTTTAACTTACTCGACATGCACTTCAGCGACGTGCGCGCCATGTTACAGCTCCCACGCCCAGATGTTGGCATAGACACCGGGTGCAATCTCGCCCTTTCAGGGGCGTTATGCAATATACTCAGTGGCATCTCCACGACTGTATACAAGCCAGCTCATCTACTTCACGAGAATCAGTCAGAATTCGGTTCAGGGGCGGCGTTCCAATTCCTTGTAAGGGATTTTTTCCCCTCCAAGCCTCCGGGAGCAGTTGATTTTCCCAAGGATCTTTGCAATTACGCCCGTAATCCACTGGTACATGCACTCGGCCTCGATAAGAACGCATGGCCGGTGGCATTCGCAAGAGTACTTCATAGCCCGCACCCGGAAAGCGGTTGGACTGATCAAGAACTGAACGACTTGGAGAGCAGCCGGTGTAGAATTTGTGACCGCCCCAGCATCGTGATCGAAGGCCAGAAATGGACTATGCACTGCGATAGTTTTTATCTTGACGTTATTGAAATGCTTCGCAGGTTAACGGCACACGCGGCCCAAATGCAGGCGGCCGAGCGACGATTCGAGCATGGCGTGTTCAATTGGCGGCGGTGAGCGAGCATGAGCGAAGCCGCCAACGGCTGAAGCTGGTTAAACTTGGAGAAGGCTATGGCTAAGAAGGAGGTGCGACGAACACAGACGCTCTGTACCTTTTGCGGCAAGCCGGCCAAACCTGTGACATGGGATCATTCGTTCCCGCGGGCGTTATGGGCAGGGCTATCAAAAGACAGACCGCTCAAAGTGGCGAGCTGCGGGCCTTGCAATAATCGGTCATACGAAGCAATGCTCAAGCATTTCTTCATCGTTCTTGATAGTCGGTTTTACCAGGAGACGATTGAGCACTTCAAGAATCCTGACGGCAAGGCGGACTTCCGCACGTTCCGCAGTATGTGGGCGGAAATTGGTGGCACCTTCAAGTTGTACTTGGATGAGCAAGTCACAGCGAAACTTATCAAGATGTTCATGGGAATCCGCCGCCATTTGATGAGAGATGCATGGTTCTTCGTTCCAGCGGAGCTTTTTGTCCTGTTCAAGGTCGACAAACGAGATGCTGCTTACGAGGCAAGGTTGTTGCCTTTGCGGGTTGGTGGCGCAAATCTTGCGCAACCCTTGCCCCAGGAATGGACGGCAGACCTGGACGAGCCAATGCGGCACAAATTCCGCGATTTCGGCTATGACGTATTTGCCAATGATGAAGACGGGATGACAATTGGGCTTCGATATGAGCGAGATGAATTCGCCGGGCTAGGCAATCGTTTGTACCTGCTGTGCTTCGTTCCACATCCCTCTCCGTCCTCCGGAAGGGAGGAATGAAGATCGAGACACGTCCAACGCCCTGCCCGAGAGCTCAACAAAGAGACATAACTCCCTTCTGCGACAAGGTTTTGGAGAGGTCAGAAGCCAAATTTGGCTTAGAGCGAGGCCTGTCGCCTATGCCATCATTCAGCAAGTCGGGCCAATGCGATAATGAGACGGACTGGATATTATCTCCGTGCCTCTTAAGGCCTATGTGATTTTGATCCAGGATTGTTTGACTTTGAATACGAAGGTTTGGCAACAACCGGAAGCCCGCAATAACAGGCACGGCAAAGTGTGGCTTCAGCAGGAGAAAGACCGTAAATCTGCCAAAATGGCCCTTCGAGTCGAAGGCATGGCAAAACACGACACTGGTTAACTTCCTCGCCTCTTCCACCCGCAATCCGACGATATCCATGGTACCTCTAGGGTTTATTACAACTGCAAACGATACAATTACTTGAGGCGAATTGAGGTATCGAGATAGCTGATACTCAATGAGAACGTTTCAGTGACTTGGTTGCCGGGCGGGTTTTGCCCATCGCCTGTTCTCATACCTGTATTCTGAGTTTGTGCGTGGGAGGATGTAACTATGCAGGAACAGGTCAACAAATCGCCGGATGAGCCCTTGAATCAGCAGGCCCCAAGGCCGAATCGGGGCAGGTTTGGACCCGGTGACCGGCGGATCAATCGTGAGGGGCGGCCGAAAGGCAAGACCGCCTCCCAGGATGGAAACCCTTCGGTGGATCTGGCCCCTCAAACGGATCGCCTGATGCTGCTAATTTTGCCAGAGCGGTATCTCGCCTTTCGTCTGCAAAAGCAGTGCGCCTTCTGGGTTAAGAATCTGCCTAACGATTACGAGATTGTGAGTTTCCGTGTTGATGCGGACCAGAAGCAGATCGTCATCACTATTCGTTCAAGCGTGTTTCCTAGGATTGCCAGGGGTAAGCCGGTGCCGTTATTCAAGCCAGATTTCGATGGTCTCATGTGGCATAATGGCCAAAGGGTGAGTAGGTTCCGTTCTTGATTGCTGCTTTTTTTGTTGCCTTTCATTTCCCCGTGCTCGACAATCACTTTCAAAACCAACCGCAATCCTTAGGGTAAGCCGCCGCTGCCTATGGATGGCCCGTTCGGTCCGCCATTTCGCCGGCTTTTTTGTTGTAAGCCGGCCCGCTGTGCTCGATAATCAGCCCGCGATTGCGACTTTCTCAACGAAGAGAAAACGAATCATGCCTGACGAACCTGTTATCACGCCGCTCACGGTCGAGTCACCAGCGCCAGACGCAATTCCTACAACCCCGACCTCTCCTGCCCCCCGGCCTAGATCGCTGATTAGGGACTGTTGCATTTTCGCCGTTTTGTTCACGGTCGCTGCCGCATTGGTTTGGTACTACCAATACCTCCTAAAATGGAATCCGCCGCAAACCCGGCAAGAGATTCTCGATTCCATCATTCCCTCCGGGGAATTGGACCCTGCCAGTTCACCGCTTCCTCCTGATGTGGTCTTTGCTCAAGCTTCACCTGCAGTTGTGCAGGTGGTGATTCAAAACAAACAGGGTAGCGATGTTGGTAGCGGGTCCGGCTTTCTAGTAAAGTCGAATGGTTATGTCGCAACAAATTATCATGTGATTAAGAAAGCCCATTCAGCTTATGTAGTTCTTGCGGACAAAACGAAACTGATGGCAGAAGGTGTCGCTGCCACGGATGACGTGGCTGATATCGCAATTATCAAGGTTGCTGGTCTGATAAAGGCAAAACCATTGGAACTGATACGTGAAGGTATGCCACCAATTGGTGCAAAGGTGTACGCCATCGGGAGCCCCCTCCAATTATCCAATACTCTAAGCGATGGATTGGTCAGCGGGCATCGTAAGATAGGGGAGAATCTCATGATCCAAATGACCGCTCCGATAAGTCCCGGCTCAAGCGGTGGACCCTTGATAGGCACTAATGGGAAAGTCGTTGGGATTACAACTGAATCCAGGATATTCGGCAACCTAGCGCAGAACCTAAACTTCGCCCTTCCAGCTTCCCAGCTTTATTTGGCTCTTGCATGGTGTGAAGTCAATAAGCAACTTGTGCAATTCCCTGGCGATGATCTTCCCACTGAATCGGAATTGAGAGGTCTACATGCCAAATTGGTTAATGAGACCAAGAGAAAACTTCTTGAAGGGATGAGGCGAGGTCGAGTTGACAGAATCATTCAATCTATGAGTGACAATGACCGTTTCAAAGTGGAGATAAAGGTGACCCTCAAATCGCGGTCTTTCAATACAACTTTCACACATGTTGAGTACACCATATATGATACAGCATCTAACGAGATAAATATACCTCGCAAACCCGGCATCCAAGGCATATGGTTCTTCAGAGTTCATGCCCTTTATGAAAACGATGTCCTAATCTCATGTGAATACGTATCAGAATTTGACACATAAATGATACCGATGATATTTATCTCCTGTGCCACTATAACGGGAGTTGTCTTGATAGCAGATAGGAACCGACGCGCCGGCTGACATGACCACAATCTAGGAAACAGCAAGCCGAATAGTTTACTCGTGCAATTCTGACTTTGCCGAAGAACCATCATTTCTACGCAATGTGTCTTTGTGCTAAAATGCTGCTATGGGACGGCCGCCGGCCAGCGGCCAAGCGATTCCGGCGAGTACGTGGCATGCCTATCCGCCACGGCTCGCCGGGGTCGGCCCGATGAAGGATAGGCTGCCATGTCAAACGGGAAAACTCCCCGATCGCCGCGATCATTTCTCACTGTAGCAGACCAGGCACGGCGAGCAGCCGCAGAAATCAAGCTTATTGCGAAGGCTGCAACCGGGCCGGGACCCGCCGCTCTGCGATTGGAGGCTCCGGCGCAACTAGTAGATTTGATCGGCTACTACATGCTGCACGTAATAGAGTGGGTAGAAAGGAGGCGAGGAGCGGACACTGCTTCAATCCTACGGGAACGAACATCGGCTATTCTAAGTGCCACGTTTGAACCGATTCCTGGGTTTGATCTGTTCTTGGAAGCAAGGAAGCAGGCGCTCAGTTTGCGAAATTGGGCCGATGACATTGAAGCAGAAGACGGCTTGTCGGAAACTGCGACGCATAATTCCTGCGCAGAGGCCGACAATGAAGGCAAATCAAGAAAGCAAATTCTTGATGGACTTAGCGTAGCAGATAGCCAAGCCTATTGGGGCTATGAGTATGCAGTTTCCAAAATAGGGAAAAGGCTCGAAGATCGAGAAGCATACAGTTATGTTAAGGAAAACGGTATTTCTCCCAATGCGGGCGACAAAGGCCACCTAACCGACGTTAAGCTACCTTCATTTGACACCTGGTCAAGGCAGCTTCGCAACGCCAGGAGACTGCTTGGGGAGCAAAAGTATAAACGCCGCGGCCGCCCCCAAATTGGTCGAAACATTGTAAGTGGGAGTGAAATTGAGAATTTGACCGGAGAG